TCATTGGTTACCAATGCCTCCTAGTGGCTTAATGAACCGCTGGGCGATAGCCGCAAAGTCTGCATCGTCGCCAGCGCTTCGGATCGCTGCTTTTCCTTCGAGTCGGATTGTCCGTATCTGACGAATCACTTCCTCGCGGTGTGCTGCCGCTTCTGCAATATCTGACGCTGCCTGTAGCGCGCTAATGCCTTCGGCATTTGCCCAGGCTGTGATTTCTTCGGGGCACTTCGCCTCATCATACCCTTCTGCGTACCATCGGCTGTGAGCTTCGATAACCTGCTGGTATTCCACGTCCAGTAGCTGACCAATAGAGTTGTCGCGAGTACGGGCTGCATCTGCTGCGGCGTCAATGGCATTGATTGCGTACTCGCGCTCTGCAGCAGCATCACGCTTTGGCATGACTGCATGGACACCCTCATCATCAAATTTCAGCACAGCCCCTTGGGATTGCAATGCCAAGAGTTCGTTATAGTCGTTTTGCTCTATGAATATGGCCGTACGGGGGAGTGTGGCTTGTTCGTCCAGCTTATTTGCCTTTCGGAACTCATCTTCATTGCTATAAAAAATGCCGTTCGTAATATCTGCAATCATGCGTAATCCCTACCTATAGCAAACCAGTTAAATCCATTTCCGCCAACGTTGGGAGGCGTGCCATCAGCGTTTACGCAGTACATAGTGTATTCAAAGCTTCCGGTATTCTTGATTGCGCCTGCAAATGTCCAATAGGCGTTTAGAGTATCTTTGCCAGAGACATAGAGTTTGTCGAAAGACTTGGTGAAGGCGCGGGGTAACGTGATTTGTGAGTTATAGCGACGCCACCCGACATAGTTCACATTGACCTCACCGTATTGGATGACAAGGTATTCTCTCGTATTGCCGTTGAAGCACGGGATACGAATAAAATAATCTCCTGCACTGCTGCGCAGGTTGTCTCTTAATTCGACCAGCTGCTTAGTGTTAGCCACTTCGCTGATTAGTCCACTCAATGCAAAAGCACCCGCGGTAGAGTTGGACATCTTCGCTGCATCGCCCAGCGTTTTTGCAAAGGCTTCTAAGTTACTTTGTACGGTTTGCGCGGCGCCATGAAGGTCAAATGCCTCTTTATTTTCCTTGGATGCTGTCCCTAGACTATTGATTAGTTGATTAAGCGCTTGCTGTACCTCCTTGGCGCTTCCCATCGCATCAAAGTCCTCGGCGTTGTGCTTGGCCGCCGTGCCAAGCCCCTCAACGCTGTCATAACGTGTGGGGTAGACCTGCACAGGAAGCAGATACCAGATGCCGTTGTCGCGGCTCCCTTGCGGCTCTACGTCTTGGTTATCCTTCAGGGCATGGAAAGTGCTGCCATGAAAGAACACGCGAGCGCCTTTGGAATAGGGAACGTCGTTACGCCATGACAAGCAGCCCTGCCGTTCGACTTCCTGCAGTGCTTGGTCGGTCTTCTGCATGTGATAGTTCTGCACGCTGGCGGAAGGCGCCTTTTTGTCCGAGCCGCCTTCCCAGCCGGTGCGCATGAACTCTTGAGTTTTCTCGTTGTTTTCGTCAGTGATTTGCAGGGCCTCATAGCCCCAGATTTTGTTGAATGCTGCGGGTCTGGTCATGGGTACCTCAGCGGAATGAAATGGCCGTCAGGGACACGCCCTGCGGTGGCTGGATGATGGATGCAGTCGTGACAGCGGTGTACAGCATCATGTCGATTGTGTCGGTGTTGAGCACGATCTCGAACGTCATATTTTTGTGATCAATGATTGTGCAGTCGACGCCAAAGATGGTGTCGATCATCTGCTTGTAGTCGTCGATGGTGTGGGCGCTGGTATTGCGGAATATTTTCGCGGCGATGATGCCGCGCAGGGCACTGTCGGATACAAGAACGGTATCCGGAGTAGCCTCGCCGTCGAAATAAGGCGAGGTATCGTAAGGCTGCGATGCTGGGTTGCCGGCGTATCCGAAGTAGGAGAGGGCGTCCCCGCGGATGGCCGGGCGCTTTCGGATGCCGACAATACGCGCGACGATGTTCAGTAGCTCACCGTACTGTTCGGTGTAATCGAGCAGCGAGTTGAGCTGCCGGCAGGTGCGCGTGAAGTTTTCATCGAGAAGAGAAGGCAGGATGCGCACCCACTTCACCAGGTGGGGCATCTCGCGTTGCCAGTAGTAGATGCGGCTTTCTGCCTGGTCGGCGTATGTCGTCGTCATGGCGTTCGCACCTCGATCTCGATGTTCTCAGCGTCGAAGACGGCAAGGTCATTAAACGCGATCGTGACTGGGTCACGTGACAGGGCGTCTTTTCGTGTGCCGATAGTGAGATCGTTCACCGTTCCGTTATCGCCGATATAGGCGTTCACGGGCGTGTACAGTCGGCCGATGGTCACTTCTTCGCCGATCTGAAATCCACGTTTAACAAAGCCGGTGCCGCCTTGGTAGCCGCTGTTCGCGTACTGAAGAATTGCCTGCTTGAGTGCACTCTTGTCGCCGTCGCTGAAGGTCGAGGAGGTGATCGTTACCTTTACGAACAGTGACACATACCGCGGCCGGAACACCGATAGATGCACGGGGTTACCTTTCGGTGTTTTGGTATCAGCGGATACTTCCACGCTGGTCGTGCTAATACCCTCGTTGTCGTTGGTACCAGGGTTCTTGACGGCAGCAAAGGCCTTGAGAATGTCAGCATCATTGCCACCGTCGACGCACACAAACAGCGAATGCGGATTGAGGCCAATCGAGTTCACAGTGGTTTTGTCGTTGCTGTAGACGCGTAGATGCTTTACTCCGGGAAGAGAGAGAATCTGGGCATAGATCGCATCAATGGTGTTGGCTGCGCCTGATGCTACCGACTCATAGCGTCGAACCCGGTAGTCGTTGTCGTCCTCGTTGTTTTGCCCAAGCGACGCCGCGTCGCTGTTTGTCACGCCTGTAACGCCGTCAGGAATACTGCCTTGGATGGCATTGAGGGTACCGATGTTGGCAGAGATAGCCCCCGCAGTGGTGCACGTCACCGCGACGTTTCCTGCGCCGCCATCAGCAAGGGTAAGCGGACTGTTCGTGCGCCACGTTGTCCCGTTAGATCGGTGTCGAATCAGCGTGCCCGTGGGTACGTATGCCCCTGCGTTGCCGGTGAAGGTGACGATGCTTGTGCTGTACGTTGCTTCTTTGCGCGGCGTTCGTGAAAGCTTCCCGATCCGATCCAGCTGCTGGTCGACTGCACTGTCGGGATCGAGCGAGTTGTAGATGCTGACCAGCACTTCATCAAGCATGGCCAGCACTTCGGAATCGCTCTGCATCTTCATGCCGTCGGGCGTTGAGGGGTCGATTTGCCAGCCTTGGTCGATGGCAAGGTGCTTGTTTTTGAGGTCGTTCAGGTACGACTGTTGCGTTTTTGGCGTGATGCCTGTGCTGTCGATGGTCGGCATCAGAAGACCTCGCTGGTAAAGGCTACGGGGACGGTATCGCCCTCGGCGCTGATGAGTGTCGCGCTGACCGCGATCTCGCGCTTATAGCGGTTGTAATCGAAAGAGAGAGAGGCCACACCGGCCACGGCAGGAGAGGCGAGGAGCTGATGGCGGATAAGCGTCTCTGCCTGTGCTTGGTCGGCGTGGCCGAGAATGTCGCTGAACCACGGCGTGCCGTTATTCACGTTCATGAAGTCTTCGCCTTTGATCATGCGTAGGCGGTACGTTGCGCTCAGTCCCGCAGCGCGTTTGCCTGACACAAGCTGATCACTGCCGCTGGTGACAAGGTCGCCGCCCTTGATGTTGCGGATCATCATCAGTGGGGTACCTCGGTGTCGTTCTGTCTGTCGCCTGCGTAGTCGCTCTTCTGCGAGTGCACATGCGTTGCGCCGATGTTGACGCCGTTGTTCGTTACGCTCGCACCAGCAATCGCGACGCCAGCAGCGTTGATCATGAGCGTGCTGCCCCCGGCGGTAAGGGTTATTCCGTCAGGCGTCATGGATATAGAAGTGGAGCCCAGCGTTGCGGTGATGCTGGTATCCGTGAGTTCGGCCACTGTGCTACCACGCCGGATCGTTGCGGCGCTGTCTGTCAGCGTGACAGAGGTCTGGCCTTTTCTGACCCGTAGTCGTTCACTCGTGAGTACTGTCTGCACGTCATTAGCTCGGTCTGTCAGGCCGATGCCGCCGGCTGGGAATGCCGGGAAAGCGGTCTTGTCTGATCGAGCGCCAGGAATGAAGAAAGCGTCTGTCGCTGAGAAGGAGCGAATGTCATGTGGCTCCTGCACGCCGCCGTGTTGTTTCCAGCGATCCGCGGCCCGCTGGCTGAATACCACCAGTCCCTCGTCGCCTTCCTTCAGGTCAAAAAAAAGGCTCCACGATTGGGAGCCAGGGAAGAGAACAGGAACATCGATACAGGGTGGTATTTCAAGCCACATGTCGTTGCGTCGGCGTTTGATGCCGATCTTGATCTGAGCGCGCTGCTTGCCGGCGTTATAGGCAAGAAGGTGGCCGGGGAGGGCCGTCATGAGCATGCCTTTCTGCCCATCGAAGAAGGCTTGTAATGCGTCTGATGTGGTGGGGGCGTCATGGCTATGCATAGGGTGTTCGTCCGACAATGCTGGTGGTCCACACGTCACCGTCGAACATGCCACGGTGCGTGATCGTTTCTGCGTAGTACTCGCCGGCAGCATTGGCTGTCAGCATGCGCTGATTGTCCTCGTAGGGGTTACCTGCCGAGGCAGCGTAGTACTGGCTTTCTACCCGGAATCGGTCGCATGGGTGCATTGCTGAGTTGAGTCGTGTTGCGACGATCACTCCCTGCGGAATGTAGGTCAGCGATCCTTCCATTCCGGTCTCGGGCGTGATGATGTGTACGTCATTCGTCGCTGCATATCCCGGCGCACAGAGGTAGAACTGAGAGTAGATGCCGCTATTCTGGAGCTGGCCATCTGCAGAGTATGAGTAGAGCATCGACCGGCTGCGGGTAGCGAGGTCTTGAGCGAGCCGGAGAGCGTAGTCAGCGAAGGTGAAGCCACTTGTCTCTGCATATCCCAGTCGGTCACGCCAGTACGTTGCATCGCGCGGGATCAGATTCAAGGTGCCGTTCATTGCGTCGATGGCGTCGTGCAGCATGCTCAAATAGGGCGTGCCTGGCCCCCATGTCTTGCTAAGGATGGCCTGCTGGGCATCTTGAGAGACGGAAGTGGCAAATACGCGGATGTAGTTGTCGACGCCTGACCGGATGTGGTGGACGTTGCGGATCACTCCGTAAAAGATCCGCTCAAATCCATCTCGGTAGCCCGCTGAAAACTCAATGCGGCTGCCCTGTTCGATGATGGCGTAGACCGTGTCGCGGTCGAACCCATAGAACGATATTTCGGCGTGTCCGACACTGGTATTGGGGTGGTACGCAATGTCGAATGTCACATGCTGTGGGGCACTGGTGCTCAGCACGCTGCCGTTTTGGAGCGTGATCGTTGCTTCCCAGTACCGGCCGTCAATGAGCGTTGATGCCATGTCATCAGTGCTCCCATACGAGCTGGTTATCGATACCCAGATTTGAAGGTGTCGGTGTCGTGCCCTCGATCTTGAGCGTGCCAGCAAAGCCGCGGCATCCCGACATGATGTTGCTGCCGACGTGCAGTCCTCGACCGGCTGTTAGGCGCTTGCCAGTGCCGTCAGTGACGGTCACGACGAAGTAGCGGTAGGTTGTTAGCCAGTTGAGCTGGAAGCGATACTGCTGGCCAAGTGAGGCAGTGAATGAGAAGTGTGCACCGCTGGGCGAAAGTGCAAGGATGGTCCTAGCCATTGCTGATACCCACCTCTCCAATATTGCCGTCTGCTTGGCCCCGCGTAGAGACATCGTCGTTATTGCGCAGCTGACTGTTGATTGTTGCCGCTGATGTGCTGGTGGCGAAGTTGCGTGGTTGCTCCAAGCGGATTTCGAAAATTCCGCCACCTTCGGTTTGAGGATCAGTGACTTCACGCAGGTGAACGATGCGATACCCTTTGTAGTCGCGCTTCGTACCCACCACGTTGACGTTGATCGCCGTCAGACGCATGCCGTCCAGAATGTCGTAAGCAGACACTGATCGACGAGACGCGCTGGCGTATGCAGAGAGCCCTCCCGATGCTGCGAGTCCCACGGCCGCCGCCGCAGTACCGCCGATCTTGTTCAGAATGAGGCCGGAAGCTGCAGTACCTACCCCGTTCGCTAGTCCACCCAGCGTAGAGCTCGACGCTTGTGCTATCGCCACTTTTGCAGGGTTATCGCTGATGCCCACTTCCAGTGTTAGCGATGGGTTGCGATGAATGGTGTGATCATTACCGCTGAAAGCCGTCTCTGTTCTGTAGCTCGCGAGCTGTGACTCACGGCTGTCATCTTCACGGTGAATGGCATCGAAGATAATACCCACGCCGTTATGTTCATCAGCTGGCTGGATGGACGGCGTCCGGCTGCTGATCATGTTTCCAAGCTTTGCCATGGCTTCCTCCAGGCACAAAAAAACCGCCAAGCGGCGGTTGGGACGTCAAATTCTCATAATGTGAAAGGTATAAATATATATATTGAGCCTAAGTCTTGATCAATGTTTTTTCTTTGTCGATTTTACCATTTTTATCAAGGTATATATCAATGGTTTTAAATGCTTGGTTTAAATTAAGAGACGATGTCTCATAGTTTTTATCTTCAATATCTATTTCTATGCCTTTTTCATAATACTTAGAGGCTTCACCTCTGATTAAGAAATAAACAGTATCCCCATGATATAACTCTCTCTTATCATATATATCTCCATTTATGTAGAATCGCGCATAGAAAATATCCTCGGATTGAGTAGAAGAGTGAATTCTTACTTGCGGAATTCCGGGGAATAAAAAACCTATCAAAGCGTACACTAAACTAAATATTATAGAGTATAGCATTGATGTTTCCTTATCCCTGTTTTATTTCAATGACTTATCAATTTGAACGATTGAAAGTTATCATGAAAGCAGGAAAAGGCGGAGCTGAACTAAGGTGCAGTTCGCATTGATCAAGCTGTAGGTTAAGCGTCTGGCGAGGCCGATGCTCTGAATTGGGTTGTAACCACCGTATTCGCTTGTCCAATCCCGCGGCGGACGCCGTTTTCAACGGCACGCTCAAGGTGGTGAGGCTGCTGGTTACCTCGCGCATCAACGTGAACGTTCACTGTGGGCCCTTGTCCGCCAGCCATCTGGCGATAGTTGCCGTAGTTCGGTGCGGTTGGGTCATAGTCCATATAGCCACGTGTCTCGCGCGGCATGTGGGATCGCCACTCGTCACCATACCGATTGATGGCTCTGTCAGTCGCCCCAGGTCCGGCGTTATATGCCGACATGATCTTCTGGATATCGCCATGGTACTTCCGGTTGTATGCCTTGATCAGCCCTTGGCCGACGCGAGCATATTCTTCGGGTGAATCATCACGGGCAGGGTCAACGTCATAACCCGGCTGGCGTGCAGTAGCAGGCATAACCTGATATTCACCGCGGGCGCCGGATGTCGCGTTTACCTTCAGCTTTCCATCGGCCTCGTAGCGATTTCCGCGCGACTCTTTGAAAAGAATGCGCTGACGAGCTTCCTCTGCAGTGTCTGGCGAATAGACGTGCTGCCGAAGGTCCTGCAGCACGTCCATATTGTCTTGAACGGTAGAAGGCTGCTGTTGATAGATAGCCGCTTGTTGTCTGTATTCTTCTAAGTTTTTCTGATGCTCATTCCAAATACCTTCATCGTATGCCCTGAGTTGGTCGTTTCCTTCCCATGTTGTAGGAATTCTTCCGCTGTCTCGGGCCTGTATTTTGTTTTTTAAGTCGTCTTGCTTGAAAGCATTTAACTCATCAAATCGGTCGCGGCGCCGCGGCGGGGGAGTCTCTATTAATCCCGCGCCAGATAAAGTATCGATCTCTGGCCTCGCCGTTTTGATGGGCTGCATTGCCCAAGCGGCCGTGGTCGCTACATTGGCAAAACGGAGCACGGGAGCTAAACGAGATAACACAGCAACTTCGGTACCTGCCGCCCTTGCACCCGCTTCGGAAGCAAGCTTTGCTCCCGTCAGACGGCTGGCAGAGGTCGTTTCGGTTGCCGCCGTGCTTGCTCCTGTACTGCCAGCAGAACCACCACTGAATACGTTTTTGATGCCCGACCACATTTTGGCGCCTAGCCATGCGCCACCACCTGTTATGGCTGCCGCCTCAAGGATCGGATGTTCGTTCGCCTTCTCTAGCCCCTTCACCAACGGGTCTGACAGTTTTATGAGTTGGTTGAGGATGCCTGTCATGTTGTCAGCGAAGTGGGTCATTGCGCTTTGCCAGCGTTCAGAGGCTTTGGTGACCTCCTCATCGGGCGCTGCACCGCTACGATCGAAGAGGGCTCCCTCACGTTGCCAGTCCTGTGCAGACTTGGTCATGAAGGGGCGTACGGAGGATTCGGAAAGGCCAAGAGACATGGCGGCCGTGCGCACGCTACCGGGGTTGCGCTGGCCCTCATCATGAATGCGGCCGCGTAGCCAATCTGCGGCACCGGTTACATCATTGCCCCGTGGGTCGAAGTACTGCCGCAGCTGGTCAACGTTGATGCCCGCACGGGTCATCTGTAGGCGCGTATCATCGCTGATCTGGCCGTACTGAGCGTCGGTGACCAGCTTGTTGATGTTGCCAAAGAACGGTGCGGCATCTTCGCGGCGGCCGCCAAGGGCTTGGAGCTGGCTGCCGAAGCGCATCTGAGCGCGTGCGCTGGTGCCGGTAGCATACGCGCTGCCTTCGGTTTGGACGACGTTCTGCGCGCCGCTGATGATTGTCCCTGCAATGCCGCCGGCGATACCCGCGCCTGCGGTAAGTCGCCCGAGCTTCTCAAGATTGGCCCGCATTAGATCAAGCCGCCCGATTGCACCGTCGGCACCGGTATGGATGCCGCGGAACATCTGCGAGAGGGCGCTACGCGACTGTACCGCCGCCGCGCCGCCGTGGCGAAGCCTCTGAGTGACCTGTTCGATCTCACGACCGGTCACGCGGTATGACTGCGCTAAGGCGTTGACGGCTTCAACCTGCTGGCGTGTCTGCTGCGAAGCCTGCCCGCTGCCTTGTGGCACAGGAATGACCATGGCCTTGGCCGTCTTCCTGACCTGCTTTTCGAGGTTGCGATACAGGCTAAGTCGCTCGGAAAGTGCGCTGTTATTGCTGCTAGCAGGGGCGTTCAGCTTATGTACCAGCGCATCAACGTCGCGCAGGTCTTGCTTCATCCTCTCCAGCGGCCGGTCGTCGTAATTGACACCGACCTTCCACCACATCGACTCGATAGCGGCCATTTCGGCTCCTTAGCGTTCCTGGGCTTGCGCTTCTTTCAGCGCCAGCTCGTGTTGATACTCGAGCTCATCAAGCACGATGTGCATCTGCAGGACATCGGCAAGCTCATACGTGCCGTCGTTCATCTCTGCCCACGTCGCGAGAGGTGATGGCACCACGCTGCTGGCGATGCACGGGCGCCATAGCAGCCAGTTGATCTTATTCAGGCTGTCGCTTCTTCCAGATCGTCTTCGGCGGGGTTTCCGTGCGCGCTCAGCGTAAAAAAACTGCCAAGGTTCTCCCGCAGGGCTTCAATGATCAGCAACTGCCAGTCTTGGATGTTGTCGGCGAAAAGGTTGATTGCGACCGGCATGCCTTCATCGGTTTTGATCAAGTCTCGAGTCGCAAGTTGAGCAAGCCGATCGCGGATGTTCTTCGGCACGGTCATCATGAACGTGACCTTCGACATGTCGCTGATTGACTCGTCAGAATTGAGCAGGGGGAGAATGCCTGCTTGGCCGACGAGGCCGAGCATCTCGTCCTGTGCGACGGCAGAGGCGGTCATGCCAATAAAGGTGCGATCCCGTACGGTGATTTCGTAACTACGTGCCATGTGAAGCTCCAATAAAAAAGGCCCGCGTAGGGCCCAGATACAAAATCGCCGCCCATGGGCGGCGTATACGAGGTGTAATCAGGTCGTGTAGATCAGGTCTCTTCAGAGTCGTTGAACTCGAAGACTAGCCGCTCGTCAGTGGCCGTTGTCTTGCCCCCGCGTCCCAGCTCGCCGCGATTGACAAGAATGCCGTCAAACAGCGCGACCTTTTCCAGGGTGCCGGCTTGGCTCCACAGACCATTGAAGTCGACGCGGGCCTTGTCGAGGGCCAACACTTGCCGAACTTCATCGCACCCCGGCAAAAGGCTGACCGTAACGCGCTTGGCGCGCGTTGCATTGTCTAGGCGTACGGATTTACCGCCGGTGCCGCGCTTTAGGTGCGAGCGCGGCTCGATGTCCTCAATCGTGATCGGTGGGTCAGTTTCACCGAGGTTCTCGAACGAAATACCGTTGAGCGTCAGCGAGCCCTTATCCTGACTGTAATTGAGCATGCTCATGGGGTTACTCCACGTTCAGGTTGATCGGTGCGACACGGCCAGAACGGGCCAGCAGCACGATGATGTTGAGAGACGGGTACTGGCGAGCGTGACGCTGGGCTGCGGTTAGTGACAGCACTTCTGTCTCATCGTTGAGGATCAAAAAGCCATTCTGCAGATACACCGTTTCGCCCGTGCTGGGATGGGTGATGTTGCCTTCTCCGAGCACGCCGTTAGTGTTGAACTGCTTCAGTACGGTAGTGATGGCACTGATGTAGCCACTGAACCCTTGCACGGTAAGCGCGCGTTTACGCCCCGAGCCTTTTAGGTAGTTGAAGCCCGCGTTTTGCAGATAGTTGCCGAGCACGTCAATGTTGAACACGTCGTCGATCGCTTCTTGATTGGGCGACGTGGACCACGTATTCAAAGGCAAGCATTCCGATTCTTCGCCGCTAGACGCGACACGTGAGAAGTAGGCGATGCCTTTTTTCTTCAGCAGATTGACTGCAGTTGTCGACAGGTTGTCCGGCATGATGCCAGAAAGCCCTTGGTACTCGGTGTCGATCGCCGTATTGGCGCCCGCCGGGTCAAACTTGCTGAACGTAGCCATGGTGGCGTAGTGCGCATAAGCCTGACCAGCATCTTGCGCGATCGTCGCTGCCGACCGGTAAGCTGGGAATACGTGGCGATACTGCAGGTCGTGTACCAGCGTGCCGAGGTCATCTGTACCCGCGGCGACCACATCGGCAGCGGTCAGGTTCAGTGGCAGTCCGCGTCGTTCCGATTCGCACAGTGCCGCCAGCCCGGGGATGGTCTCGCGCGTTAGGTCGCCGTTCTTGAACAGCTGAAAGTAGCGGTATTTCTGGTGCAGAAACCCCGTCATGTTGTCGGCTGGCGTAGCGCTGCTGTTCTTCATGTAGATGCTGAACGCCGGTTGGCCCGTGCAGTTTGTGAACCAGCGCGACGCGATTTGGTAGATCTCGGATGACTTCAGAAAGTCAGTGGCGACGGCCGCGAGGCTTGTGTAGTCGCGGTACGTCTCGGCTGCGAACGTAATATTCGACGCCAGATCAAGCTGGTCAGCGAACGCCACGGCTGACGCATGCTTCGCACCGGTCAAGCCACCGGACCCGATGTTCAGGTTCAGTGGTGCAATATCGGAGATGTCGATAGACATGGTTATCCCTTGGATATGATGTGATTGTCGGTATCGTGCAAAGTGAAGGGCGCGCCAGCGGCGCGGAGCACGTCAACAGTGGTTTCAAACGTGGACCACAGGTCAATGTCGATGTTGAAGCGTGGCTGGATGCCGGCTTGCAGAATGTGGGTCAGGTTGCGGATGTTGCTAACGCTTTGCCAGCCGAGCCGGTGCGTGTGCAGGAGACTACTGATGTCAGGGCGAAAGTGGGCGTGTACGAGGCGCATGATGCGTGTCTGTGCGTCCGCGTTGTACACATTGACGGTCACGCTCAGCAGCATATTGACGCGTAGGGTCTGTCGCAGATCGGTCCAGCTGCCGCCCAGTGCAGGGTCGTATGGTTCGACGGCGGACACATCCTCCTGATCGACGATCGGCCAGCCGTGTGCGCGGATCGGTTCAGGCCAGTACGTTGCATAAGCTTCGGTGCCCGGCGGGGCACCACGGCCTTGATTCGCGAGAATAACGCGGTCGGCAGGCAGTTGCAGAACGGTGCACAGCATCTCGTGCAGTGGCACATAGCATTCGTCGATCGAGCGCATTAGCCAGCCCCTCGGTAGCGCTGCACGACGGCACGGCAGAAGTGGTGCCACGGTCGGTTGTCAACCGCGATGACGCGCCACTCGCGCATCTGCAAGCCGTCGCTGAACCGCAGCATGTCGGCTTCCTGTGCTTCGTCATCGCACTGCAGATAGGTTCCATCGTTGAGATGCACGACGCGGCAGTCGTTGACGCTGATGGGAGCACTGACACCGGCGGCGCCCACGGTCATCAGTGATTCGGCTTCGCGCGGTTTGAGCGGCTGGATGTTGACCATGGTCAATTGAACAGGGTCGGCTTTTGCTGCCTGCCATGTCCCGCCGGGGCCGGTGTAGCCGCTGTTGCCTGATTGCCGGATAAGCCAGACGTCACCGGCTGGCGTTGATCGGAAGGGCGGGTCTATCAGCGACTGCATATCGATGCCGTTCATGCCGTCACTCCTCGTCGTTGGTTACTTGATACGTGATGGCTTGCCGCAGTCGGCCAGTGTCGACCAGCGGCTTACTGCTGCCTTTGCGTGCGATCGTGCTGCGTGCCAGCGGCGGCCCGATCCCTTGGGATATCGCTTCTTGGCAGTCGCGGACCATCATCAGCCCCGCCTGTGAGAGCGCCTGGTTCATAGTGATCTTGCCGTTGAGGGCTCGGCCTACGAACCACTCGAACGCCTTTCGATACTTCGGCAGGTTGGCCTTAAGTGGCGTCCGCAGGAACGATCGCTCGGGGATTATGATCTTTGCCCCGTTGGGATGATCAATCGTCGCACCGAACTCGTGGATATACGCCAGCCGCGCCAGCGGCATGCCGTCTTCTTCGGTGCCCGCACTGGCAGGGACGCCGACCAGCAGTTGCTTGTCAGTCTTGAGCTGCTGGGATCGCTTATCGAGCCGCGAGAACATCGCATCGAGGTTGGGGCCGGCGGTGTTGATCTTCATATCATCAGCGGCCCAATGATGCGGCTGCGCAGGCGCATGAACTCTTGCCCATACACGGTATTACCGAGCGAGCCGTTGGCGGTCGCAGTAGCGTAGTCGGGCGTTGCGATCGCATACGAGACAGACTCATCCGCTACGCGTTTGCTAGACACCTGTGCGACCACGCTGGCCACGCCACCGGCCTTTGAGACCTGCTGTGCAGCGGTGCGCATCACGAGCATATGTGCGGCGAACGCGAACATGCCGCGGCGCTTCAGCGACTGCTGCGCATCGTCATACTGACCCCAGCGCTGGCCGGTCTCGTGATCTGCTTCCGTCAGCAGTTTGCGTACTAGCGCGTCGGTGTAGCGTGCCGTGTCTTCGAACTCCGGGTAGTCATCCCGAAACTCACTGATCACCTGCGGCGTTATCTGCATTCTTGCCACCTTTGCCTTTGCCCTTGGATTTTGTGTCGTCAGACTGCTCCGGCTCCGATTGGGGTTCGGGCTCCGATTCATCCGTAGGTGCTGGCGGCTCGATAATGTTGATCAGGCCACCGGCAGAGAACAGCGCAATATCGGTCTCATCCGGTACCTCTTCACTGTGGCCGGGGGCGATCATAAAGCGCTCGCCAGCAGGTCCAGATACGTGCAGTGCGGCGGTGTGCATGTTGAGGATTTTCATGGCAACTCCAGACGATAAAGGGGGCCGAAGCCCCCTTGTAAGGTTAAACAATCAGATACCGTCGACGTAGTTCGCCGCCTTCGGTACACGCCACTCGACGCCGCCAGTACGGCACATCGCTGGAACGTAGAACGCCATGTTGTTCGGGCCTTCGATCGCTTGGAACGTCAGCGGCATCGGCATATGGCCACGTACGATGCGTTTGTCTTTCTTGTAGCAGATCATGCGGCGTGCGCCGGCAGTGCCGGCATGCTCGAGCTGGATGTCATCGTCGAAGTCGACGTCCGGGTAGTTGGCCTTCAAGAACTGCAGCAGCGTGAAGTTGCTGCCGTTGTTCGGCCCGAGCAGCGTCGAGCCCAGTAGCCGCAGCGTCGAAGACGGCATCGCGAACGTGTTCGGCTTGTGCACTGTCTTTGTCTGATCGAGGTAGACGCTGTTGTACGCGGCATTGAAGATGTTGAGCACCGCTTGAGCCATTTTCTCGCCACCAGCGGACACGATCTCTTCAATCTTGCCCGCTGAGGTGCTGACAGGAACGCTGGGGCTGGTGAACAGGCCTTCACCGACCAGTGCGAGGTCGGTAACGCCATCATCGTCCTTCAACGCGCCCAGCAGCATGATCTGGTTAGTGCTGGCCTCGGACGTGGCGCGCACCGCCTGCGCGCGCTCGGTATCCAGCGTGACCATGCCCAGACGCGCTTGTTCCAGCTCTTCAATCGTGAACTGGTAGCCGTTCTGGAACGTGTGGATGTCCTTGAACTCGGCCTTCTGAGCGACATCCGAGGTCGGGACGTCGGTGCCGTAAGGGCTGCGTGGTTTCAGGCCACCGCGGTAGTCGATGACGCGACGTACGACCTGCGGGCTATAAGCTGGCGCAGTGTCGTCGATCGGCACGAACTTCGAATACTTGTACTCGGGGTATTCAATGGCGTAGACCTCGGACTCAATGTGCGCGAGGTTGGAGCTCAAGAAGCCGAAGGCCGAGCTAATGGAAGAATCAGCAAAGCGCATAGTGGTTTTCCTTGTTGTTATGCAGGTGTGGCAGATACGGAGAGGGTGCCGGACAGTTCGATCCAGCCCATGCCGCCAGCGGGCACGGTGTCGCGCCACTTGACGCAGTTCAGCTCAATGCCCTTACCGTGAGTGAAGCGGCCGAGGTTGTCGCCGTCTTCGTTGATGATGGAAACAGTGTCGCCAGCCTTGGCGCCGTCAACACACAGCACGCGGATCGCACCGTCGCGCAGGTAGCTGACGTGCTGGCCCTTGAAGTAACCAGACTTCATTGCCGATGCGCCGTTGCCTGTATTCGGGCCGTCGTAGCTCATCGCCGCGGCATGACGCACGCTGACGCCGACCATGTCGGCGGCTTTGCTGTCCTTGGTGAACGCCTTCACTGCGCGGCCAGCAGCACCGCGTACCACAGCACGACCGAACCATACCGTGTCGTCGGCAATGCCTGAGTTCACACGCGGGCGGTCCAGTGTCGCGATTTGGCCTTCGTAGGCCTGTCCTGGGTAGATCGAGAACTCGTTCTGTGAAATAGCCATTATTGGGCACCTCCCTTCAGGCGGTTGAAGTACTGATCACGTGCAGCGCGGCGGGCCTGATCCGGGCTACTGGTATGGTGTGCGACGGAGTTCGCGGCATCGTTACCGAGGTTGCGTAGGGAGTCAGCGGTCTTCGCAGCCACAGTGTTTTGTTGCTCCTGCTCAGCCTGTTTCTTTTCGAGTTCGGCATCAAAGCGCGCTTCGGTGCGAGCGGGATCGGCGTTCTGCCAGCTGTCGGCATAGCGGCATTTAATGCCCATCTGGTCGAGTGCCTGGGCGCGGATCGCATGCGGGTCAATGCTGGCGCTGTCGGCCACACGACCGGTCAGCTGCGCAGCATCGTGCTGAACGGCGGTTACTTCTTGTACGCGTGCAGCGATAGCGCTGTCAGACGTGCGCGCCTGCAGCTTTTCATTCTCGTCTTTGAGCGCGTCACGCTCTGCTGCGGCTTGGCTGGCTTCTTGCTGTGCTGCCTGCGCGGATTGCGCAGCACTGTCGAGTTCACGCTGGATCAGCGTGCGTGCGTTTTCGTCGGCAACGTCAACGGACGTGCCGTCCGCAAGGCGGATCTTCATGGGGAGTACTCCGGTGGATTGACTGTCTGCGAGCCGTGCAGCGGGGCCGGCTCTGGCGATATCGCACAAGGCGATGTGATTCGGTTTGATGCTGGTGAGGATGAGGTCGTAGTGCTGACCATCAGGAGTGGTGCCGGGAGCGTAGCGGTATTGGCCGTCATAGCCGGCGGAGAGGGCCGTCTTGCCGCGGCCAATCGCATCGATTGCTCGCTGTGCCTTGATGAGCAGGTCAACGACCATCCAGTCGCCTTCCTGCCGTCCGGCAGAAATGGCATGGCCAACGCTGTCGCTTTCATACGTCTGCGTGTCGACGAAGTTGGCGGCGGTGTGGTCAATGATCACGTCGACGTTGTCGAAGGCCGCCATGGTCGCTGGGTCGAAAACGAGCTCCGGCGGGCGGTAGATGATGATCGGATCAAGGGGACCAATGGTCCTGCCGTGCTGCTGCTCGATTGCGGCGAGGTCTGCTGGCAGGAAGTCAGCCCCGACGTAGCGCTGCAGGCCCGCGCGAGCCACTTTGCCTGGCACTTGCATGTACCCGTTGTCGAGCACTACGCGTTGGCTGACCTTGCCCACTGTGGCGCGATCGGCGAATCGGATGTGCATAGGGGTATCCAGATACAGAAATGCCCGCACTGGGCGGGCATGGTCATTGATAGGGGGTGTGCTACTCGTCCCAGGGTATGTAGTCGATGCCAGGGAACAGGGCGACCGCGATGCAGCGGTCAGCAATATGTGCTCGGCCGGGGTAGACGCCTTTCTCGCCGTTGACCTCGGCACCTTCTGATAGGAGATAGACGCCGGGGCCGTAGCCAATGTCGCGATGCGCAATGGCCCAGCATTTCACCTTCGCGTTAGGGTAACGTCCTGCTGGATTACCGGTCACACGCTCATCGGCTGATGTGCTCCAGCGGAATCGCTCAACGCCTGCGTCCTTCATGCGCCTAATCATCACGTCACTGGTGATCTTGCTGATCTGATCGCGCGCGATGCGTTGTGCGTTGAAGTCCGATTGTGAGTAGACGCCTTGAATGTCCTGCGCGAGTCGCTTGAGCGATCGGCCCGAGCGGTAGCCGTCCAGTACCTTGCGTTCAATGTCACCAAAGAAGCGATCGGGGATAGTGCGGATCAGCGAGACGTTCTCCTGCACTGCTGCGGCCACGTAGTCGGTCAGCTGCTCCTGTCGCATCACTGCCCCTAGGTCGACACCGACAGCCGCGTTGACCTGCTGGCGCACAGCTTCGGTACCTTCGGCAGCGGCGACGTTGATCTTGGCTTCTGCAAGGCGTCTGATCTGCTGGCCGAAAGGGGCATCGCTACCTGCACTAGAGCGGGCAGTATGTGCAGGCGGGGCGGGTGGTGCTGGCGGTGCACCAGTGGTGGAAGTGTCCGGAAGCAGTAGCGGAGCATCTTGGCCGTACCAGGCATAGCTCTCGCGCAGCTGGTTTAGCCGTGTCGTGAAGTCGTCGGTAAACGACAGCGGATGATCGGCCTGTGGCGCTTCCCACGGGGTGTAGCGCTGGTGTAGCCATGGCATTAGTGACCTGTTCACAAGCTTGGCCAGATCAGTGACGATGTCGCGTAGACCCGCGATATACGCTCGCTCAGCCTTGCGTGTTGGGCGTATGACCTTACGTTTCGTCTTCCTCTTCAACCTCCGGCGCAGGACGGCCAGCCGCTTCGCCTTGTCGTTCGGCTTCTTCATTGCGCTCCTCCTGCTCAATCTGCTCGTCGCTGATGTCGTACTCGCCTTCGGACTGCAGGCGGCGCAGTACCGCGCTGAGCGGCACGCCTTGGTTGAGGCGAATCTCGTCCTTCTCGGCTTGAGTCTTCTGTCGCTGTGCCACGTCGTTCGGGTTCATCTGCTCAAGCGGGAGCCAGTGCCACGCATAGTCATCGGGCATGTGTCCGAGTGCTGAACGCACCAGCACCTCGTCAAGCTGACGCAGTGCGCGCTTGTAACGCCCGTTTTGGCCTGATCGGATGTCGTTGAAGTAGTTGGCTTGATCGCCGGCAGTGTCGTTGCCTAGCCCTTTAGCCTGCACGCCGAATAGCCGTGTGATCGGGATGCCCACGGCACCTGAGGCCCATTCCATCATCGCGCGCATCACGTCAGAGAGGCCGCCGAACGATATCTGGTTGCGCGAGTACTCTTCGTTATCATCAAGAAGCCCAAGGCCGTACAGCGACTTCATCAGGTTGAACTTGCGGTAGCGGCTGGCGATTTGCTCATCCTGATCACCGGCCGCAATGGCGTTGTACAGCCCCTTCTTGTTGATAATATCGACGTTGGCCTGCTGTATCAGTGCAGCGATACCGGCATTTGAGGCGGCAGCGTTCTTGATATCGGTCAGGCACCGTCGTAGCTGTGAGTCATCCCACCAGCCGTTGAGGGCGCGCAAACGCATCGGCAGCTCGGCCCCTGGCACTCGGATTACATGCGAGTGGTGCACGTTCTGAGTACCGCCGTTGAGCGTATAAGTGTTTGGCAGCATGTAATTGCCAGCGAGCACATCGGTCATATTGATATCGACCGCTGAGACGTACGTGCGGTCGAAGACACGCAGCCCTTTGAGGCCGCCTTTACCGATCTTGGTGACGTCCAGCGGGGCATCCAGTGGCTGGTCGGTCAGCATGACAATGATGGCGCCACCATAAATGCCTGCATCAATGAAAGCGCGCTGAATGACTTGCTGCAGGCCTGCGCGCTCTTCCTCTTGAGCAATCGCTGCGGCCTCTTCGTGCTGTATCTCGCGCCACTCGCGGGTTGAGTCTTCGACCGGGATAATGACCGACTTACGGGCCAGCCAGTTCTCGACAAAGGCCGCTTCAAACTGTGTCCAGTCCTGGTAGTTGTTCGAGAACACGAAGCGGTGTGCCTGCGTGCTGTCGCGTTCGGTACCCATCCCAGTGATGACGTTTTGCAGGCCATCGCTGGTGCGCATTGTGAACGTGCCGTCTTGCTGCTGACGGAAACGGGGCTTTGCATCCGTCATGGCGGTGACTCCGTTGCTTAATAGGTGCCCTCATTGAGCCGCTGAAGGCCAGCGGTGCGTGGGGGCGGAGTGAGAAAGTCCGCATCTGCGGGGTTGATCGTGACGATGGTGCCGTCAATGTTGCGGTCGTAGTCCGCTGGAGGTTGATCAGGATCGGCGGGCGCACGGGCTAGCAGTTTCCACTCGGCGGGAAAGCACAGGCTCTCCAACCGAGCAACGTACAGCTTTTTCCATTGCAGGAGCTGCGTGGTGCGCTGTTCGTCCCACAGGGTAGGCGCGTAGTTAGGGTCAGCCGTGAATCGCCATAAGGGTGGCTTCATGCGCGATCGACGATCACTGATCCAGTCGGCGTTAAAGCGCGTGGGCTCAAAACGCACGATCCAGATGGGCCGCCACTCGGGGCGACCGTATTGCTCATCGTCTGTGTTCATGATCACCATCCTGAGAAGTCGGCGGCACCGTCATCATCGATCAGGCAGCGGCTGATGGCGTCCATCCACGTATCCACAATGTCATCGTGATCGTGACTGTCGTCCGCCGAAAAGCCTTCGAACTCAGCCATCGCGGCGATCATCCATGTCGTACTGCCTGCTTGCCTACCGTCGGCGTAATGAGTGATGTGGATCGGCTTGCCGTCAGCATCGTGTGTTGCTGGCACGAAGACGCGACCGCTCTTGATCTGCGGCACGCTATTCAGTGCGCGCACCAGCTTGTTCTCGCCGGCACCGCGGGGGATTTCCTCAACTGCGATGGCGCCACGGCGCTTCTTGAGCGTCGTAATCAGCCCTTGACCGGCCTGTTTGTCCTCGATGCCCATGTAGCGAATCGGTGCGGGGTTGCGCGGGTCGTAGGGGGACCACTTCTCGAACAGCTCGATGGCCTTTGTCAGCAGCTCCTCCGGGTCCCACTTTCCTCGTTCTACTTCGATGATGTACAGGTTGTCGTCAACGCCCACGCCCACCAAAGTGAACACCGTATAGTCGTTGTAATCGTTGACCTTGCCGCTGTTCGTATCGACGAAGATGGCGCGGTATTTGAGTCGGGGAAGGGTCGTGTAGGTCTGAAACCAATCAGTCTGGAATATGCCGCCGGTCAGCTTTTGCGGCTTCTGCATGTACTGCGACCAGAACGTGTAGGGGTCTTTCTCCCACAGCGCAATCAGGTCGTCGATGTGTTCGGTTTCCGGCCAGTACGACCAGTACTCAACCCCGCCCACGATCCGGCTTTCACTGTCCTTAATGCAGTTCCAGCAGGCATCACGCCAGCGCTTGGGCAAACTGTCGAGGTATTCACGATTGATCAATGCGGGGATGCTGATGTGATGAAAGCGCATCCCCATGCCACCGGACAGCATGAAGCCCGTAGCATCGTCAGTGTGCAGGCGCTGCTGGATGCTGATGATCGGGGTAGGGTGATCCTTGCTCTTATCGTTTCGGCGCGATCGGATCGTGTTCGTCAGCATGCTGTTGGCAGCCTGACGCTTAGTCTCGCTGAACATGTCGACGGGCTTGTTGAAGTCGTCGAGCATGATGTGTCCGGAGTACGCCGGGCCAATGTAGCCACCACGTCCGCCAGTAATCTGGCCACCGGCTGACTTCGATATCGTCTGTGCGATGCTACGGCCCAGTGCATTGAACACTTCCCACTCTTCGGCCTGATTGACACCGAATTTGCAGGGCCATAGCGCCTGATACTCGCGGCTTGCGATGATATCGCGCGTCCGGCGGCTGTTGCGCTTCACGAGTGAGTCAGCGTAGGAGATGTTCAGGTTGCGAAAGCGCTGCAGAGCGCCTTCTTGCACGAGCGTGTTCAGATACGCTGGCAGGTGGATGGAGAAGAACTCAGTCTTTGTACCGCCTGGCGGGATGTTGATGATGACGTTGCGAGGGTTCAGCTTTCCCGCGATCAGGTCATCAATCGTGGCAGCCATGTACTGGTGGTGCCAGTTGACCAGTAGGCGATCGCCCTGGATGAGTTCGAACCACAGTTGCACGAATGACAGAAACGAGGTCAGTGATTCTTCTGCGATTGCCACCCGCATCGGAAAGTCCAACTCGTCCCACTCAAGCAGCATGTTGTCACTCATGATCGGGTCTCATCCGGTTGCGCAGCTTCTCGCGTGCTGCCCGATAGTCGTCTGCGGTGTACTCGTGCTGTATTGGCCCTCCGTTTGGTCCGGAAAGCTCTACGCGGCTGTTGCTGAGCATGCCCAAGTGCTTGGCAATACGATCCAGCGCCGCATCGCGGTCACGCGTAGTCACCTTGATGCCGTTCTTTGTTTGCTCGATACCGTCCAGCAGTAGGCGGGCAGCAGGAGAAAGGTCGCGGGTGTCTGGCGTATATACGCGGGCCATACCTTCACCCCCGCACATCGGGCAATCGGCATTGGGTCGCTGGTGGGCGGTATACCCGTATCCCCCGAAGGGTGGCAGCTCATAGCCCTTGGCCTCGGCACGTTCTTCTGCCGCTTGGTGTTCGGCTTCATCGATGTACTGGTACCCATGGTCAACGCCATGACAGTGACGGCAGCACCCGCGGCGCACCTGCGTCAGCTCGGACACGTCTGCAGTAGCGATAGCTGCCCATTGCCCCAGCACCCAGTCCTGTCCTATCAGAGTGCGAGCGGTCTGGGCTTGTATCTGCTCATCAACCGCCCGGCGGACCTTAGCATTCGCTAATAGCCGGCTAGCCTGTACCGATGCACCTGACTCCGCATATCCAGCACGTAGCGCTGCTTGGGTGCCGTTGCGATCCTTCATGTACTCAACCACGAACGATGCGGCTCGAGGCGTAATGCCATAGGCCGTCTGAATGTCGTCTGCGGCCTCCAGTACGGAGTGCTCAACCTGTGGTGCGCATGAGTGCGCATTGGTATCGGTGCGCACCGATTGCGTACTGGCTTTGCGCCCCCGGCCTTTTGATGCTTTGGCGGGCCTATTCCATTCCTGTTGCTTCCCTACCTTGCGGACGTACGACTCAGACACGCCGTGTTGGTCGGCTATCTCCCGGTAGGGTGTGCCGGCCTCGTAGGCCAGCTGTATGGCCCCCCAGTCCGGCTCTGCCATGCCATGCTTCTCCTGTTATGCGATCTTCTTGGCCGAGTACGACTCAACGATCTCGAAGGTACCTTTGCCACGCCATCCGCATTGGATGTCATTGCATTGCAGGAATACGAAGCGCAGATCCTTCACGGGTTGTTTGCTACTACGAATACGGCATGACTCGCCGCACTCTGGGCATGTCCAGCGCATGGCCATGGCTGATTCCTTATCTTTGGGCAAAAAAATACCGCCGGGCGGCGGTGGGACTGGCGCGGAAAAGGATTTCCAGAAGGGAGGGGGAAATTTTACATCTACAAACTAGTTGCAAACCTCCGCTGCAAACCCAAGATTCCATCTTGGCTCGTTTGCGAACAACGGTATCCGGCACACCGTGTTTCTCAGCGATCTTACGAATGGGGCGCGCTAGCCTTAAAGGCATGCGAATAGCCTCCCAATCAGTCTAGGCCTCAACAGGCCTTTCGATACAGATAGGTTTGTTCTATGCACCCTACTCCAATCATCAGCGGCGACCAGCGTGATATATTTTCTATGCTTATAAGCAAGCTGGAGAATGGCATCCGATCACCAGCAATTATTGAGCACGACGCATCCCACAGCATTCCTAATGGGAAGAACCTAGGGCATGTATTGGCGAGGCAGGCCATAATCGCACTAAATAACAGCGAGGCTAGGCATGAGGATGCCTGCATCGAATGTCTAGCGCGTCTGCTTGCAGTGAATGGTAAAAAAGGCACTGACAAGATAGCGAAAGGTTTTATCGATGATAGGGTGGCGCAAGCCAATAATGTGCAAGATCGAGTAAAAATTGTTCGTGAGATCATGCAGGCTACGCTTCAAGGTTTAACCTAAACGCCCTTAAAGGAGGTTGGTGAACTGCTGATTTTCTATGTTTGATGAGGAGCAGTGCACCTGCATAGGCATCCCTGAATTGGGGCGCCTATGCTGAAAGGCAAATTCATCTGCATCTTATCGATGATCTTTTGAACGCGATGTTCGAGCTCTGGCTTGGTGCGCTTCCATGAGTTCAGGCCTTTGCCGAAGAAGCTGGCTGCCTCTTTTCCTTCCTGCAGTGCTTTGAGAGCCAAGTCGTACTGTTGCTTGAGGCTGGAGTCTCCGCGTATCAGAGCATCGACCTGCAAGTCACACCAAACCGCGAAATCCACATCCAGCCAGCGGGCGAATACGACTGCTAACTTGGGGTGCAGCCATGTGCCACCACCATTACCGCGGCGCGCTTGAATCAAATCCCCGGAATCAGGGGTATTTAGATACTTCCCAATTGCCTTGAGATAGCTTTGTGTCTCTTTGTTTTCCAGCCAGTGGTCAAGGCGTTTTCCGTACGCCTTGGCAATTTCCGTGGCGTTGATCCAGCCCTCAGTGTTGAAGCGGATAGTCATATCTCCGTATTGGAACGGAATGATGTTGCTCATGAGTTGCGCACCTTTTGAGTAAAGAGCCTTGTTGCCCAGAACGTCGGTCCACAGAGAAGCTCGCCAGCTATTGCCGACGTTCTCCAAGGCCCTTTCTGAAAAGCTCTGTGTTGATGTGCGCCGGGCATGGCGCATACGAAAACGCCCCGACCGAAGTCGAGGCGCAAACATATTTTTATAACTCTGGGGTTATTTTTAGGTTGTATATTTGGGGTTGTTGGGGTTAATATTGCTTTGCATTGGTTGCAAGGAGCCGGAGGTGAAAAGCAGTGATGTGATCAAAGAGCTTGAAAAAGATGGCTGGTACTGTGTTCGAATCAAAGGCAGCCACCATCACTTCAGGCACCCAAGCAAGCCCGGCACAGTGACCGTGCCCCATCCTAAAAAGGAATTGCAGATAGGTCTTGTTAGGGCGATTAGAAAAAGCGCCGGCCTCGCATGAGGTCGGTCCCCGTACGTGAAGGAGGAACTTCCATGCTGTATCCCATTGCAATTGAGCGTGGAGACGAAAAGCATGCACATAGCGTTGCCGTTCCCGATATACCCGGCTGCTTCTCTGCGGGTGACTCGTTTGATGACGCTCTACGCAACGCCAAGGAAGCCATCGAAGGGCACTTGGAAACGTTGGCTGAGTTTGGTGATGACATCCCACGGGCAAGCGCTGTCGATGCTCACTGCGATAATCCGGCCTACAAAGGCTGGGTATGGGCTGTAGTGGACATTGATATATCGCGTTACCTCGGCAAAAGCCAAAAAATCAACGTCTCACTGCCCGAACGTGTTATTCGTCGCATTGATGACACGGTGGCCAAGAACGCTGCCTATAGAACGCGATCTGGTTTTCTAGCTCAAGCTGCTTTGCGTGAGTTAGAACGCTCTTAAGTGACTACTGCATACACAACCTGCCACCGCCCTTAGGGGAGATGGCAGGTTTTTTTTATGCTACGCCTTAGGCATAGCCGTGCTCGGTGGCAGAGCCTTTGTCAGCCTCGCGGCTGGCATCAACCTGCGCAGGCTGGATGTCGTACATCATGCCGACGATGCGGGTTTTGAGGCCGTCGATCTCAATGCGAACAGACGGGCCCGCGTTCATCACTGCCTCTACGCCCTTACCCGTATCGCAGTAGTTCGCATAAGACACGCACGGGAACACGCCCAGCTTCTGATCGCGGGTCGGCGTGATCAGCCAGCTGTAGACATACTGCTGGTTCGCCATCTGGCCTGCATAGGCATCACCATAGGACTTCTGCTGTACCACGACACCGGAGCCGTTGAGCGGTGTCAGCGGCCCACCGAAGTACGGCGCACGGAAGCCTAACATGTAGTCGCGGTTGGTCAGATCCGCGTTTTCCATATTGAGGGCGTTCTTATTGCCGTGCCCGACGCAGAACAGGTAGACATGGCCATCGTGATCAACGACGTTGATGCGCTCGATCTCATCAGTGACGAGGTTGGCCGTCAGCCATGGTGCCTGGAACTGACCGAAAGTGCCTTCATCATCGGTCAGCTCGATGATGCCGATGCAGCCGTTGGCTTTCAGCATGTCCTCGGTCGGTGCGAAACCTTCCTTCGGTAGCCCATTGGCGCTGACGTACTCAGCTCGAACGTGGCCCGGTGCGTGGAAGCCTGCGCCTGTATTTGCTTCGAATGCCAGATAACGCTTGCCGGTACGCTTGTCCTTGTAGAAGAACGGGTCGCGCATGCAGTTGTTTTCTGTCTGGTCGGAACCGACGCTAACGCGGTGGCGGGTCGGCCACTTGGCTTCGCGCTCAGATGCCTGCGCAGGCGTTTCGTAGTAGAAGCCATCCGGCTCGCACACACCACCCATCAGTGCATGGTAGGTCGGGGTTTCGATCGTCAGCTTATCGCCTTCGACAGTGACTTCCTGAATGGCCGTCGCCAGACGCTGGACGGTCTGCCACACGCCGTCGATATCGGCACCGTAGGCACAGGTGTAGAACGTCTGAAGCTTGCCGTCAGCGCGCAGGATCGTGGAGCCGGACCACTCACGAATGTCGTCGTACAGCTTGTGATCACCGTACAGGAAGCCGCCCGGCACATAGTGCTCACCGTCAGCGCTGTAGAAGTACGCGATGCGTTCGCCGCTGTCGAAGCCATTGCCGACCGGACGCACCAGTGCGATCAGGATACGGAAGCCATTCACATCAGCAACGAAGCCATCTTCGTCACGTACGAGCCAGTTGTCCCACGCCTGATAGCCGGGCATGAGTTGTTTCAGCTTGTCCGGATCAAAGGCAGGGAAGGTGTTGCCGTTGGTGGCGCGAATACCGCGAGCATTCTTCACCGTCCAGTGGCCAGTGTGGATCTGCTTAGTCTTATTGGTCTTGGTGTTCATATGCATCTCATTGCACAGATACAAAAACACCCGCCGTAGCGGGTGACAGGCGGCCTAATGCCGCGAGTTAGGGGAGGTGGGTGTTACTTATCTGACCAACGCTCGACGACACGGGTCAGGGCGCCAGAGAGGATGCCGCGCAACCAATCGACGCCAAGGAAGGAGATAGCGGCCCCAATCGACACAGCTAGATAGATGTTCAAGCCGAAGTAATCGAGCAGCGGGAATACGGCTAGCGTTAGCGTACCGCATAGACTAGCCTCCAGAAGAGAGCGGCGGAATTTGCCGCCGCCAACGAGAGCTCGAAGTAGGGCAATGACAAACGACAGTGCGGTAGCCATAACGTGTGGCCGGATGTTTTCCTGCCACAGTGATATACGAATATGCTCCAGCGCATCGACGATCATGCGCCAGAGACCGGGGTCATTTTGAGGCATGACGTTTACTCTGGTTTGGGTTGTAAGTGGTCTTCACCCAACGCGGGGCACGGATGCTGGATCTACTGAGCGGAGGGGAAGTCGAGAAGGCGGCTCAGAGGTTGCGGTATGAGCCAGATACGAAAAAAGCCCCGCCGGTTAGGGCGAGGCTTTCGGTTATCTGTCGTGCCTTTAGTTGCAACTGCGGCACTGTACAAATATCGTACATTTTGCTCGACAAAACTGCAACCCTTCACACACACAAGTCGCCCGAAGATCGCAGTGCGAGACTATGAATTTAAGTCGTTATAAGCATCTGCGGAAGTTTTTTCTAGTTTTCTACAAAAATCAGTCATGCCTTCTGGGCAAGCCTCTTTCGATAATTCGTTTATTTTTAGCAACTCTTTGTCATCCGCTGAGCTATTTATGTTGTAAAGTATGAAGGACTCAAATCCTTCTGTGTTATTAATCAGAGGCGCTATACTGCTAGTCTCTTCCCAGTGATTAGCAAGTCTTTGAGCTACAGCTTCCGTAGTTCCTTCGCCATAGTAGCCGTCTAAACATCCGCCATAATTTTTATAGTAATAAAAAATGTTGTTCCAACTGCTATATATGTTGTCTAGAACCATATCTGCCTTTTTATATGAAGAGCATTCATCCTCTGCTGCCGCTAGAGGACACACAAAAAGAGACCATGATGTGGCTAGCAAAAAGCAAATTACTTTTTTCATTGCTCTATCCTAATAAGTTTGCTTGAGCTGAATTGTTAAAAACAGTCAATGTTTCAAGGGACTCTTTATGCATTAAGTCTTTTATGGCTTTCATCGCTTCTTCAGTTGTTCTAATGCATCCGTGTGTTACGTATTTTGGGCCTGCAGGTTGATGATAAAGTCGTCCTGAATGGATGCCCACACCCTGATGCCCAATCATATAAATTCTCACAATTCCATAGGAGCCGTACATTCCGTCTATTGTATCTTGTCCTGTGTTTGGATGCCTGTGAGGTCTGATTTGATCTTGTATTATATATGTGCCATCTGGTATGTGGGTAAATTTACCTTTTATTTTTATAGCATTATCAATCCTATTATAAGCAGTCCAGCTGCCCACAATTTCAAAGTCAGACTTATAAAGAGTAATAGTGTGTTGCATCCCGTCGAAAACTAATCTAGACATCTTTCCCTCTATTTATAGATAACAAAGCTCGGCCATTGTCTATAAAAATCAAGGAGATGTCACTTTTTGCACCCTGTCTTTTGGGTCAGGTATTAGGCGGCAAAATTGTCGCAGTAGGCCAGATGGTGATTTATTTTTCTTGTCATGCTTTTGATAGCAGCAAAAGTGCCTTTTTCCATATCTCGCATCAAATCATCCAGTAGGCACCAATCACTGCTGCAATTGCGCGACCATTGAGACATTTCAATATGCACCCCACACCAGCTCTCACACCACGCTGCAACATGTTTCGGCGGCCAATCGGCACTACGCATCGACTGCTCAACCATAGCTTGTGATAGGGCAACCAAGCGCTCTGCTCGCTTCTTCAGCACTCGCTCTCCACGTTCGGCTAGCTCCATGCGTACGCGGGTATGCAGCATATCGTAGACCTCACCCTTGCACGCTTGGCGAATAGACTCTTTCACTGGTGCCAGCGTCATGATGACGGCGTACCGAAGCGGGTCGGTATCGAGCAGACCGTCAACGTAACGGCGTATCTTGTGGTACTCAGCATGGATATCTGCGCCAGTGCCTGCACGCTTCTCGCGGCTCTCAATCGCCCGCACTGAGCGTGACTTCTTGCCTTCCTTGCCAGCCTCATACAGATCGACCATCGACTGCGTACGCATGCCGTCTTCATAGGCCAGCGCCACGGCTGTGCGCGGATCAGTGGTTAGGAAGCGCGTGCGCGGCTCAATAGCGCGTTTATAGCACTGTGCGTATAGCTCTTCCCAATTGCTCATGCAGCCCCCTCGGCTACTTCTTGAATCATTACCCACACACCGGAGCCGCGTTTAGGGTCACGGATCGGTGCCAATGTCTGCACGCTGACTACATAATCAGGCGTGTCGTCTTTGAGTAGCCCCGACCGCACTAGGCCATCCTCAATTAGCTTGAGGGTGTAGCCATAGTTAGAGCAGTCGAGGCGACGCTTCCCCTTGCCCAGCACGGGCTGCAATGTCAGGCGTACCGGGTGGGTAAGCGGTGCCATGCCGCGGACGGCGATCTGTGTCGCTCTATGGGCGGCATCGGCGTGCTTCTTACGGGTCGCCCAGTGGACGCCCGCGTAGATGCTGTTGAGTGACGGGCCGAGATAGGGCACGAAGACCTGAATCACGCCGCCACTCCTTTGATGGTGATGATGCCTTTTTCCACCATGCGCACCAGCGTGCGGATTTGTGCGCGGCGCATATACCACTCGGCGTGCGCTTTCTCTTCGCTCGGCCACGGTACGCGTCCATCAATCACGTCATGACATGCCGCACAGCCATAGCAGGCCGACAGGTCATCACTCTTACGCGCCAGCCCGTGTGACTCATTGGGTAGGTGGCACAGTACGGTGGTATCCGTACGCTCATTGCAAACCCCAAGGATGCCTAGCGTGCAGCGCTCATCACGAGCCGATGCACGCATCGCTTTCGATGTAATCCTCATGCTGCTCGCTCCTGCACCATGGCCAGCGCCATCTCTTCGATCTGTTCTGCCGTGCACTGTGGCCAATAGGTCTTGGCGATGTAGGTGCACAGCTCGCTCATCAGCTGGAAGAAGCGCCCTTGGTCCATCCGGTCAAAGGCAATGGAGCGGGGCTGCTTACTGACCAGCACCCCGAAGCCGGGCACGTCGGTGTGGGTTATATCGCACTCAACGCCGGAGTCGGTCTGCAGTTTCTTGAGCGCGTCATGCGCGTTCTTGCCGTTGAAGTCGTCGATGTTCTGCGCCACCAGTTGGCCAAGTGCATGCGCCAGTCGATGAAACTGCAGGTTGCGCGGCTGCTTCATATCGCAACGCAGGGTGGTGCCGATCTTCACGCCACGCTCACGCACGATGTTGGCATCTGTGGCGCTGGCAGGGATGAACGCCGATACCTCAGCTCCTGTGGTTGGGTCGACTAATCGCACTGCACGCATGTAGACGGGTTGCTGTTTGCTCATGACGTGCCCTCGGCCATCTGTTCTGCCTGCGCCAGTAGCTGCTGGCGGCGTTGTTCTTGCTGCTCTCGTTCACGTTGACGTTTCTGTGCCATCCGATCGTTTCTCGACTCGCTCGACAGGGCGTGCCGGATTTCCTGAATCATTCGGTTGGCGTTGCGGCGGCGACGTTCCTGTTCTTCGGGTGACGGCGGCAGCGGCAGCTTGGCCTCAAGGCGATCAGGCGAGGGCAGTAGCTCTTTGGCTTGCTCTGGCGCGATCCTGCCTTGCTCAACGGCTTGCTCGATGACGTCTTGACGGCGTGCGGGATCAGAGCCAAGCGACGCGGTCCACTGGGGCTGGCGACTTTCGGCCTTGGCCTGCTCAACGCGACGCTCGTAGGACGATATGAACGCCATGCGGGCACCGACCTTGTCACCGAGAGCGAGAATCGGGCGGGCATCGGCCATAGCTCCTGCAACCTCTCCATTCCAGATGATCGTTTCTGACTCATCCTGCCCTGACAGCGCCAGTGCCCATGCTTCGGCTGCCGGAAGGTGCGCATTGTCTGACGGGATGCGTTCGACGATGCTGGCCAGCGTCAGACGCCCTTTGACCTCCGATCGGCAGCGTGCCAGCGCATGCTGTGTTTCGTTCAGCGGGTAGGCCGATAGGTCACTGACCATAAGCATCAAGGCTGCTGGCGTGTATTCCTGCCCCATGACTTCCATCGTGGCACCTAGCACTTCGAACAGGCGGTCTTGTTCGTCAGCGGTCAGCATGCGGCACCTCCTGCTTGCTCACGGCGTGCACGCATCATCGCCTTGGCTTCCTCGACGGCGCTCAGGTTGGACTGAGTACGATCAGTTTGGCGTGCCTTGGTCGCGGTGACCTGACGGCCTGTCTGGCACTGCACTGCGAGGGTTTCGCAGTCCGTGAGCATCAGGCTGACGGGGTGGCCCTTGGTGACGTAAAACTGGTTGTTCGTTCGCAGGTACCACGCTGCTACGGCAGGAGCGAGGTCATGACCTACACGGTCGACCAGTTGGCTGAGCTGTCCGGCAGTACGTGCGTTCCAGATCGGCCAAGCGTCGTAACGGTGGCGGTAGGCCATGGCGTAGTTGGCCCAAGCACGAAACGTTTTCGCGCTGTGATCCTTCGGTCCCGGCATGTCAGCAGGGATGTCGACCCGAGGGCGTTTCGGTTCGATCTGTTCGGCAGGGATGACCTCACCGAAAACCGGCCCCGCAGCGGAGGCGTCAGCCCCCGGTGCAACACGGGGTGGTTCTATGGACGGTTTAATGGATGGTTCTAAGTACGTTTCCCCCGAAGATTCTTCGCCCCGTGATGTCGTAGATTTCACCCCGTTCTGCTGTAGATTTCGCCCCGTGGTGTCGTGAATTTCACCCCGTGATCTACGACCCGAAGATTTCTCGCCCCGTGGTTTTATGTCCCCAAAGCCCAGCTCAAGGCACAGGTCATAGACGGTAGGGCAGCGATCGGCACGGAAGCCCAATGCCTGTGCCACCTTCTGGTTGCCCAGCTTGATGATGCCCATCTCCAGCAGCTTTTTGAGCTTCTGCTGGATGGTGCGATCGGAAAGCTTGGTGTACTCCATCAGCGTGGCGATAGACGGGAATGCCGCCGTGCCATCTTCACGGGCATGGTTAGCTAATCCCATCAGCACCCAGCACGCGCCAGAGTCTTTCACGAGCTGCTGTTTCAGCGCCCAGTTCATCGCTTCAATGCTCACGCCGCACCCCGCTGGACAAAACCGCTCATGTGATTCATCATTACCTCATTGAGTGAAAGCGCCCGGCCCTAGTCTCCCCAGACCTGCCGGGCGTTTTTGCGTTTACGATTTGGTATTCTGTTTGGCGGGGCGTTGCAGCGCCCAATAAACCTAAACGGAGATACCAAGTGATTGAGTTCAATATCTTTCAGGAGTGGAGACCGATTTCCGCTCGCTTGAAAAGTCAGTTTGAGCAGGCGATAAATCTTCCAGATGAAGAGGTGAGAGAAGCGTGTGTTGTAGCGACTCAAGACGCTATCACCGCGATCGCGTACCGATCGTTTAGCATCCACCTCTCAAATACCTTCTCCAACGCTCTTACGGTCTTCTCCCCTGAAGAGGCTGTTGTCTACTATCTGTCTGAAAAAACAGGCTTTACGCTGAAAGACGTTTCCGAATCTTCAGAAAGAAGCAGGCATCTTTTGCTGAAAGATGAGCTTCTTGTAGAGGCGATAAAAATCCTCAAAGCCAGTTCAGAACTTCTTATTCATGACGTAGGCAACCGTTTTTATCGCGATACGGTTTCCCAGATACTGGAGAGCGACAGCAGCAGGGCTGACTATCAGGGCTGGTGATATGGGGCTCTAAGCCTTTTTGGATAGCCAAATATGCATTGCTGACAACCTTTTCCATGTTCTTTGGGTCAGCCATGATTTGCTCCTTGAAGACCGCATATAGCTGCGGGTCTGATAGGAGCTTCTTGGCGATTTCATTGACTTCGCCGTGATTCATCTCTTCCTCCTATGCCACGACTGCCGGGCGTTTTTGCATCTGTACTCAGCGTTTAATTTTTGGCAACAACCTAAAGATCAATAGGTTCTTGCCGATATTTCTCTTTGTTAAACAGGTGGACGTGCCTGCTTCCCGATTTTCCGTTTCTCATATGCAGAGCTAACGGAGCCTTCTTCTGTAACAACGACGTAAACATCGCATTTAGCGCGAACCAGTTGAGAGACACGGCTTTGGGTGATGCCTATTTGCCGAGCCGTCTCTGTTTGCGTGTGCGCCTTTAAGAAGGTGGTAAGTGGAATCTCATTCATATCTAGCCGCCTAGCGCGAATGTATTGCTAATTATAGTAGCAGTACTCATTTTTTAAAACAATACAAAAACACCTGTAGTGTTTGTTGTGTATTAGTGGTGCTTCTAAAGTAACGGTCGTAGCCCCTACGATCCCGTCCTATAGTAATGAGCACCCATGAAAAAGTTTAAGCGAACAGAATTGACTCCCGAGCAGCTTACCGAAGCCAAAAGGCTTAAAGAGATATATTCCCAGCGCAAGGCAGAGGCCAAAGCGCGCGGGGACCGCTTGACTCAAGAGGACATTGCAGAGGCTTGCGGGTGGACAGGGCAGAGCGCAGTGAGCCAGTACATGAATGGGCGCATTGCTTTGAATTTGGATGCTTTGGTGAAGCTGTCACGGGCGTTGAGCTTCGACCCTATAGACGTAAGTAAAAGACTGGCGCGGCACATTCCACAGCCAAATCAGCGCAATGTAGAAATTGCAGGCCAGCCTTCGAACACATACAGGTATCCAGTAGTCAATTGGGTTGCCGCAGGCAGTTGGGCTGAAGCAGTTGAGCCTTACGAGCCAGGGGGCGCTAGCGAATACATGGAGACTACCTATCGTGTTCCTGGCGGTGAGGCTTTCTGGTTAGAGGTTCGTGGTGACTCCATGACGAGCCCTGCCGGGCCGAGTATTCCAGAAGGAGCAATGATCTTAGTCGTCACGCAGATTGATGCACAGCCGGGAGACTTGGTGGTGGCGAAGCTTGAGGATAGCCAAGAGGCTACGTTCAAAAAGCTGGTAGAAGATGGAGGACAGCGTTATCTCAAGCCGCTTAATCCTTCCTATCCGCTTATCAAAATTAACGGCAATTGCCGCTTGGTAGGGGTAGTAAAGCAAGCTGTACAAACTTTCTAGATGACTCTTGTCTTTGAGCGAAGGGGTCTGCGGGCCGATCCTCAGACGTAAAGCATTAAGTTAGCAACAGCACAAGACTTCTCTGCATGCTGAGATATCCTGTATTCATAGTTGCGCCATCCCTTTTGTACAGGTAGAAATGTCCTAACAACATGCTATGTTTACAATGCGACACAATTTAGAGGAAAAGCCGGAAATATAGCGGCCTTCAAGCTATGAAAACACTGACACTAAGACTTCAAGGTGCGTCTCCTGAGACTTTGCCGCTTGATAGCCTCTCAAAGTATCTATCGCAAATATCTACTCTTTATGGGAAAGGAAAATCTATGCACTTAGACTCCATTGGTAAGGGGTCGGCGCTAGTAAATATAATGGTAGATGATAATGACTATAGCTCCGTTGTCCGAAATATTCAGGACGCACATTATGGTCGAGGCTCGAAAGCACGGCAAGAAGCGTATGAAAGAATATTAAACCAAGTGGATCAAGATGGTTACGATGCTGAGATTATTTCTGAAGGTGGCAAAATAGTTTCATTTCCTACTCGTCTTAAAGCCTCAAAAGCTTCATTACTGACGCAAATAATGCAGACATCGATGAAAGGGAGACTTTATTCAATAGGTGGTAAAGATGAAACAATACCTGTGCGTTTAGAAAGTGCGACAGGGGGAATAATTTTTTGCCAAGCAACCCAAGAATTGGCAATGAATTTGGGGAAAGATTTGTTCTCTTATATCCACGTTCATGGCAAGGGTGAGTGGATTGAGAGCAAAAAAGGTGGTTGGCGTCTCAAGATGCTCACGATTGAGTCGTATGAAGTCATTGATAATGTATCGCCTAAGCGGGCTCTTGACAGGCTTAAAAAACTAGGTGGAATCAAAAAGAGTCTCGGTAAAAATATTCACAAAGAAATTTTGGATGGTAGGGCAACAGAATGAAGATTGTTATTGATACTAATATATTGATACAAGTACTTGATGCAAGTACTGCTGGGAATAATTTATTTTGCCCTCGGACTGGATCAATAGTTGAAAACCCCGTTGCGCGTACAGAAGCTCTGATAGATCTCTTTGAAAAAAGAAAAGATTCTATTTTAATACCATCGCCATCATTCGCCGAGACTTTGGTACATATAGAGCCTGCTCTACATGAGGCTTATCATAATGAAATTAATGGAGTTAGCTGTTTTGAAATAGTAAGTTTTGATGCCATATGTGCAATAGAATGCGCTAGAATGATATCTGCGAAAGAGTTGGCGCAAATGGAGAAGGGGCAGGAAAGCAAAAAAGTAAGTTTCGACAGGCAAATTATTGCTATATGTAAAGCGTACAATGCAGATGAGCTTTGGACTCATGATAAGCAAATGTTTAGAAAAGCAGATACTATTGGAATAGTTGTGAAATCTCTTTCAGATATAAGCCCATCAATGACTCAAATGGAATTAACATCAGATGAGCTCGAGACAGCTAAAATAATTCCAATAAGCAAACCTTCAAAATAGATATGCTATAAAAGATGTTTTTAATAAAGTTATGTGTGGTCTGTAGTCTGGGGCTTTGTATCTGTTTGTAGATTATAAATTTTAATGCCACATTTTATATATTTAGGCGCAAGACCTTTAGACAGCTAATTTTTATCACTAATGGAAATGTCTGTATACCCGTGCGAATGTTTAGGAAAGGCTGCTAAATTAAGAAAGCGGATCGCTCTGCATGGAGCGGTTTGTTCTTTGAGCTAGCCCAATATATTGCCGCTGGCGTAGATTCTATCGCACAGATAAGCCTCGTCAATGCACGGTTTTTTTTGCGTCTGCACTAAAGCCTTTTACCTCCTGATACAATGGCCCAATCAAAAGGAGGGAGTATGAAACGACTGATTGTAGGTGCTGCGCTGCTGGCGCTGGCGGACGGGGCTAGTGCTCATCAATGGGTAGTCATGAGCGATGATGAAGCTGAACATATCAATGACTCCACACCTGATTTTCCTATACGCCTCTCTATGTGGACTGGGCCAAAATCTGGATATCATGTGAGCATTCGATATCCATCACCATATTGCTATAGCGGAAGAGTAATTGAAGACGATAAACAGGTTGTTTCACTAAACGGTGCTTCATACAGCGCGATAAAGGCTTGTGCTGGCAGCGAGGAAGATCTGGAGTTTAACTACTTTACTAGCGATAAAGGGGACAGCGATGTATCCCGCGTACTGGAAGAGATAAAGACCGACAAGCCTATAGTTGTTAAGCTGCGCCCTGCGGCACGACCGATCGTTTTCATGAACCCTAATGGCAAGTGGGTATCTGAGACCGTCAAGGTACCTCCCTATGATATGGGAGGCATGTAATTGGCCCTGATTAAATGCAGAGAATGCCAAGGAACGCTGAGTAGTGAGGCATTCTCGTGTCCTCATTGTGGGGCTCCTAGGGTTCGGCAATCCATAGCAGCTGCTCCAAAAAAGAAGACCCCATGGATAGTGAAAGCCTTACTGTTTTTTGTAGGGGCCGTTTGGTTAATTAACTGGCTTGACGATCATCCCAAAGTGCCTGCACCGCCGCCGACTCCTGAGCAGAGATGCAACGATAAAGAGTCTGCGTTTCGTATGGCCAACCAGTTTGCACAGAGAGAGCTGATCTCGCCAACGACCGCACAGTTTCCATCGTACTCCGATAGCGACGTAATGGTGCGTAGCAGGGGGCAGTGCAAGCATGCAGTAATTTCATACGTAGACGCACAGAACAAATACGGCGCTGTAGTCAGGTACAAAATGTACGTTGAGCTGCACAATGAGATTGGGACAACCTCGTGGTGGCTTGATGATATCCGCATACGAGACCCGAGCCAGTAAGCGCATTCTCAAGCCATCAGCTCTAAGCCCAGCCAAGCGCTGGGCTTTTTTGTGCCTCCCCTACAGCTCCATGCCTTGGTTCGCGATTTTATTAGTTGTTGTGATAAAAATATTAGCAGGGATGTTGAATAAAATGATTAGCAGTGCTAATTTTATATTGCCGTTTGAGGGAGTCACCCATCGGCAGCTCTTTAAAAATGGATTACCACGTTATCCCGTAGGCTTTGAGAGAGTGAGGGGCTGGCGTGAATGAATACCCCAGCCGCGGGTGGGGAAGGTAACAGCGGCAGCGCCTTCGATGAGGGCGCATTCGGATTGGTCTTGAAGGGTGCTGTGAGAGGTGTCGCTGATGGGCCAATCGCGAATGGATGGAAGTCAGTGATGTTTGAGTGATACGCCTGCAAAAGAAGCAGTAAGGCGCTCTAAGAGGCTGAACTTCATCTTTTGGGGCTTATCGTAAAGTTTTTGATGAGCGCAGTGCTGAGCAAGAACGAGTGCGCGATGCGAGACTTGAGGCTCATTGACCTCTGCTGCAAAGTGCTTTTCTTCTACAGCATCATAAGCAGCGCGATCATCAGCAAGGCCTATCTCGTTGACAAGGCGAGAGTAGATCAGACGGCATTCTCGATGCCTAGCAGCTTTTTCTGAGAATTTGCAGGCAGCTTGAATGGCGCTGATTGCCGCAATAGAGAGGCCCACGAGAAAAGTGTGTTCGGTTTTGGCTATCACAGATGAGCCAAGCAAAAACTGAAGACATATCAGAGTTGTGTTGATTCTTCGGCAGAGAATTTCGCCTATATCCTGCGCGTAATATGTCGTATTGATTTCGACCTCAAGGTCGGTGATCGCGTGTTCTTCTTGGCTCATATCTTTCCTTACTTTTTGGGTGGCGGCTGTGTCTTAGCAGCTACCGCACGAGGTGGCTTGCTGTCATGAACCCGAATTGTGCCAGTGTCAGACGAAGTCGACTTTTTCTTATCGCTCACAAGGCGATTCCTTTTTTGCTGGGTGGGGTGTGGGAGCTGCCATTCTAGCAAAAGCGCGTCACCTGCGTAGTGGTGAGGCCGCCGGGGCTGTCCGGCTCGCGCCAGCTGCGATAGTGGGACCAACGCCTTGCCTCGGCTGAGAATAGAGGCACCTAATTCCCTGCTTGCGCCCTCCATGTGAGGGCTTTTTTGTTGGAGAAATAGATGAAAGCACTGATCTTCTGGGAAGACGTACCGGCCACGGCTGATATGTATGTTGTGGACGCTGCGCCGGATGACGTCGACGTATTGAAGGCGGCAAACGCTAAGTACTTCGGCATTGACGATAACGATACTTGTCTGGACTACGTTGCTCACGCACTGGCAACACGCTGGAAGGGCTGCAAGGTCGACGGGCCTGTCATGGGGCCAATTGATCTGGTCGTGCAATGTGGCGTGATGAGCGCCTGAGCCAAGCGAAGCAACTACCACCGCCATCTGGCGGTTTTTTATGTCTGGAGGAAGCCGTGGAGATAGACAGAAACACGCGGGTGGTTGATCTACCGTCACTTATTCCTAGCGGCAAGGTGCTCAAGTGGCGCCGCCCGGGCATGCCATCAAACGCACTCAACGACATCAACTTTAGGAAAGCTTGCCAGCTGCGTGGCTACTACGAGAAGGCATGGGCACTGCCAGCTATTCGGATAGGGAGCAGATGAGATGAACGTCGCACGATCATACGAAGCCTACCACGACCTACAACGCGGGCGCTTCGAGCTAAACGAACGGGCCCTAGCGCGTCAGGGTGAAGCAATCGACCGCGAGATAGACCGCACACAGCATATCGCTGACTTCGAGCGGATCAGTGATGTGGAGTCTTGCCAGAAACGTATCGCTAGCGCACTGGATGACAACTCTGATCCTTCATTGCTGTTCCCGCTACTGGCGGAGCTTCGCATCAGTCAGCTGGAGATCGACGTAGGTCGGCCACAGCAGGGGATGGCACGGCGCGCACGGGTGCTAAAGCTGCTCGATCAGCACATATATGACGCTATCTGCGAGGACGCACAGCGGGAGCTGGGCATTCTGTGAGTTGGATGTTTTGGATCGCATGGCTGATAGCCGTGCTGGTGGTTCTTTTCTGTATTAGGGGGATGTGATGAGTGAAGCGCGATTTACCACTGGGGTATGGAGTTACTGTGCGGTGATGGGAGAGGTCACCGATAGCGAGAACGAGGTCATTGCCACTCTGCATGACAGCTTTCTTCCCAATGTGCCCGAAGAGCAGCGTGCCAATGGCTATCTGATTGCTGTTGCTCCGGCCATGTACGTCATGTTGGAGACCATCGCCTGCGTCATGACTCAGCTGGGCCACTCAGTAGAAGCCATTGATGAGCTGTTGACGATGGCGCGAAGTGAAGACGTATGACATGGCCGCAGATCGTGATCGCTGTTTGGCTACCGCTGTTGATAGCGATCCTGATGTTCAATTCAGGCGCACATGCTGGAGCGCGTCGGCAGCGGGAAGAAGAGGCGCGCCGCAAGCGGCGAGAAGCAGCAGGGGAAGAAGAACAGAAATGAGATGGCGGCTATTTGCGGTAGCCGCCTGATATCGCGTTGGAATACGAAATCATAGAGAGGATACATCATGGCGAATGAAGTGCAACAGGTGGAGCAGCAGGGCATACAGCAGATGCCTGCCAATCAAGCGCAGTCGATCATGCCGATCATTGAAAAGATGGCCAGCATGCCGGAGCTTCCGATCGACAAGCTGGAACGCATGCTGGATATGCATGAACGGATTATGAACCGCGCTGCACAGGAGCAGTTCAATAGCGCGATGGCCGAGATGCAGGCCGAGATACCCGCCATTGCAGAGCGTGGTCAAGGGCACAACATGAAGTACGCTACTTTCGAGGACATTAACGATACGGTCAAGCCGATTATGAAGCAGCATGGGTTCGGGCTGACTTTTCGTGTTCGGAACCTGCAAGGGGCAGTCGAGATTACGGGCGTGCTGATGCATACCGCAGGGCATCGCGAAGAAACCAGTGTGATGCTGCCGCTGGACACGACCGGCAGCAAGAACGCGGTGCAGGCGGTTGGATCGTCAGTGTCCTACGGTAAGCGCTATGTCATGTGTGCCATGCTCAACATTGCCACCCGAGGCGAGGATGACAACGGTGCGTCAGCCGCACGTAAGCCTACGGTAACGGCGATGCAGGCCGGCCAGATCGGTCGAATACTGGCGCAGTGCAGCGAGCACACGAATGAATGGTTCGACAGCACTTGGGGCGATCCGGCCAATGTTTACAAGGATGCGTTTGATCGCCTGATGGCGAACCTAAACGCCGCACGGGAGAAAGCAAAGGCCAACGCCAACGCTGACAAGGCTGTGCAGGAGGCTGACCATGCAGATAGTTGATGTCGAGCAGGGCACACCTGAATGGCTGGAGGCCCGTTTGGGCATCGTTACCATGTCGCGGGCACAGTGCCTGCTGGTCAAAGGAAAGGGGCCTAATGGCTTGGGCGCTGATGCCATCACCTATATGTTCCAACTGATCGCTGAGCGCTTCACTGGCGAGATTAGCGACAGCTTCGCGGGCAACGTTCACACCGAGCGCGGCCACGCACTGGAGCCAATCGCCCGCGACCTCTACACCGAAGTGACAGGGCTGCTCGTTGAAGAGACGGGCATCATTTTGAACCACGGTGTCGGGTACTCGCCCGATGGGTTGGTAGGCGATAACGGCCTGATCGAGATCAAGACGAAGCTGCCCGGCAAGATGGCCGCCATGCTCTATGACGGCGTGGTGCCGAAAGAGCACATGGCACAGATTCAAGGCGGACTATGGGTCAGTGAGCGTGAATGGCTCGACTTCGTTGGCTATTGGCCCGGCATGCCGCTGTTCGTGCAGCGGGTCTATCGGGATGAGAAGGTTATCGACGCGCTGGCCGACAGCGTGCATCGCTTTTATGACGAGATGGCGCAGCGCGAGCAGGCCATCATTGAACACGCAGCATAAGGAGCAAGCATGAACGTATTTACGGCAACGGGGCGGCTCGGGCGAGATGCCGAGGTTAGAGTGACTCAGAGCGGGACGACGGTAGCTAATCTGGCTATCGCCGTTGATGCTGGTTACGGCGACAACAAGAAGACGCTGTGGGTGCGCGGAGCGCTGTTCGGTAAGCGTGCCGAGGGCGGCCTTGTGCAGTACCTGACCAAAGGTCAGCAGGTCGCGGTTAGCGGCGAGTTGTCGATGAGTAGCTTTCAGAAGCAGGACGGCACGCCGGGACAAAGCCTTGATATGCGCATCACAGAAATCGACCTGATCGGCGGTAGTGGTCAGCAGCAGGGCCAGCAAGGCAGCTACCAGCCGCAACAACCCGCGCAGCAGAATCAGCAGCGGCCACGCCAAAACAACAGCTACCAGCAAGCCCAGAACGGCAACTACACACCACCCCAGAGCCAGCCCCAGCAGCAGCGAGGCGCACCACCTCCCGGCGGGTTTGATGACTTCGACGACGAGATACCATTTTGATTGCAATTGATCATCAATAATCACCTGGTGGTAGCGGTAGATAACATAGTGCTCTATAAATATTAATTAAACGGGGCCGATACAATTACGGGATCATATTGTTAATTAATGGGGTTTTTAAAATGACTCATGAATTTTTGGTCGGTGATCAAGTTCGCACTAAAAAAGGCTGGCCTGAAGCAGAAGATCAGCGAAGAACGGGAGTGATCGTTGCGATAACTGGTGGCGATAAAATCAATTACGAAGAAGATGTACGGGGCGAGAAGTGGGTTATTGTCGCTTGGGATGATGCCCCTAAACCCTGCGTGAATCGAATGGATGTTGCGCATACGCACCTAGAACTGAACCCACCTCAAACGCCCAAACGGCTCAAAAAGAAATAGTTATCTAAACCGGCTCTGGCCGGTTTTTTTATACCTTGGAGGTGGCTATGAAGCAATCGCACTCAACCATGGCGGTCGTGGGGCGCATACCACAAGCCATATGTAGTAGAGCTGAGCAGGCCCTTCACCAATACCAGTGCGGGGATCTACGCGCCAGACGCCTTGCCTCTGGCGCGGGCGATGTAGTGAACGTTGGCTTTCGCTACCGATTGGTGAGAAAGGAAGGCAAGTGGCGGCTGATGAGTCACGAGCGCTACAACAGCGTGGCACGAGGCACAAGACGGTGACTGGAAGACTATCGGGGGTAATCCATGAATCTTGATCATGTGATTAGGCTAGGACGAGCAGACCTAGTGCTCAATAAACGAGAGTTCAGCCGAGCCAAAAAGACGGGCATGTCATCGCCCGTTCTGTTCAGGCCTCGCTTGTCATTGAGAAACGGCAATACCTTCCGGCTGTGGGAAATAAATGCGCGCGACACGACGCTGACCGGCTATTACCTGCTGTTTCGAATTGAGGATGTGTGCTCTCACCTAGGAGAAATTAGCGGGTTTGTGGCCGCTCTATCCGCTACTCAGGGCCGACCTGCATACGATCGTCGAGTAGATGGCATGACCACCGCCGTTCTTTCAAAGATAGGGCACTGACCATCATGGTTGGCAGTTATCCAAGCAAGGTGCCGCTGGTGCCGCACCTACCAGACTATGAGCCCATTTATTTGCCAGGAGAACGACCATGAGCAACGCCACCGTAATTCTTGAATTCAGCGTTAATGGGTTGCCGCTCATCGGCAATGACAACGTCTTTCATGAAGACACGGATATCACGCCTGATGAATGGAGCCGTCTTTCTGAAGACGAGCGCGAAGGCATTGTCCACGAACTTTTCTGTGAGCATGTCCAGTATGGGTGGGGAGTGGCTCCAGCGTAAGCTAAAGTGTAGCTGCTGAAGCCAACTCATCTCGGGCTGTAATACTTAATATCAACTGTTGCTTATCATATTTTTTAATATTTTTCGTATTTTTTTATTTCGATAATTTATTGCTCTTGTAGAATATTTTTCCATCATCCATATAGCATACATACCCCAATATTTGGGCAGGAATTTTAATTGTTTTCTCTGTTATTTTTTCTGGGTAATCTTGCAAGCTTGTTCCTTTTTTACCCCAAGGGTCATCTTGAATTTTAAAATTAATTATTTTTACAAGATACCCTATGTTTACATTTGAATTACGGTATAGTCTTGCTTGCTCAATGGGCATTGGGCATTCTGCCTTAAGCCTCCAGATATCACTATGGTCTTTGTCTCTAATCCCTACTTCTGATAAATTTTCTTTTGGCGCGATAATGCTAATTGTATAATCATCTATAACAGTTGGGCGATATTCATAAGCTCCATTTGTATAAACTCTCTGATATTTCTCTTTGAATTGGAATCCTCCTATACTGCAGCCGTCATAACAGATTATGCCACCATAACCTGTTTCGTACTGCTGTTTGTCTGCATCGTAAGATACGCTTATCGGATATTTATATTCTATTAAATAAACATCTTCTTCGGAAAATGGAGAGTGATCCCATAAGGCAAGCCTCTTGTTATATTCTTCAGTGGTTTCATATGTGTCTTTATATATGTATTTACTAGCTGATGCTATGAGATTTGTGACAAACTCATTAGGTTTGTTTTTATCCCTATAGACAATTTCATCGCTATCACTGTAAACATAAGGAGTCCATGGCTTTGATGGAGCCTTTTGTTCTTTTACCTCTATATTCGAAGAGCTCTCTGTGTAGGTTTTGTTAATATTAATATGATCTTTATCACCATTAGAGCATGCGGTTATATATAATGCAGATATCACTGCAATGCTAATTTTTTCCCACTGACGTCCCATCATGCTTAGTAGAGCTCCTGAAGAACTAAATTAGTTTTAAATTATACCGTATTAAAAGACTGGTTCATAATCTGAGCGATTACTTTTATCCTTTATAAAATAGACGGCTTTTGCCGAGATTTTTTAGCTTGAGGCCTTTCTTGATGACATGAGTACGGGAGGCTATAAAATACACTCTTAATATAAATAATTATTTATAATTAAATTGCTGTTTTTTGCTGTTTTGGAATACATGGAAATATTTCTTTTTGAGATTCATATACATTGTAGTTTAATAGTCCTGAGATGGTTATTCCAACGATAATCGGACATGCCATAGTAATAAGCATCCTAAACGTTCTGTTTTCTTTGTGTTTCTCGGAAAGATTAACTAAAGAGAGACTCAGTTTAAAGCACGAAATAATAGGGACTGTTAATGCTACTATAAATATTAATAGTGCCACAAGTTTCTCTTGATGTTGTAGCCAATTTGTTCTTAATATATAAAATATTGTGGCTGATACGGTGATTTCTTTTAAAAAATCAAGAAATATATTCGATATTTTTATAAATGTTTGGTCTGAATAAGATATGCTTTTTTTGGGGATGCTAGAAGTCATTTTATGCTCCACTGAAGTGTTTGATACAAGAATGCTAATTTGTTATACGAAAAAAGTCATGCTGCTCTTTAGTGTAGAAGAAAAAGAAGCTTTGTTTTTTGGATATAAAGAATTGCGTAACGAACACGAAAAAATTCGTCATGAGCAGGCTTCGTCACATCAAGGCAACAATGAAGCAAACAGCAGAGCACGAAATAAGTGTACGCATCCGCACTCAGTACCCGCAGGAATACTGGGCAGCGCTGCCCTGAACAGCCGATCAGTCGGCTGGCAAGGGTCGGATCGTCGACGTGAGCAGCTGTTGCTAGAAAACTCATCTGTTGAGCAAGGGCGACCTGCAACGTGGACCGTTCGGTCATAGTAAGTTCGCAATAGAGTATGTACAACACCTTATCGTATCAGCGCGCTAAGGTGTTGTAATCAGAATTGGCGACGGCCTTCTTAAATAAATATGGCCTTCAGTCTCTGCAAGATCCCTTCTAATTAGAGACTGTTTCAAAGCCTCAATACTTCTGTTACTGAGGGATTTTAAGTTGCAAAAATGCAGTAAACCCCGCCTGTTCTAACAGAGACTGAGGTTATCGCCTCAGGTTATGAAACAGCTTATTAGGAGTCTTATGTTACTTTGAGAATTATATAGTTGAAGGTAGGGTATTATTAAAATGTAGGCTATTTTAATCCTTCCCATAAAGAGGGGTGTTACATTCTCTTAATTTTTCAGATATTATCGAGTTTATTAATGAGTATTGTATAAGCTGTCTTACAAAAATCTTTTCTTCTTTTAGTTCACTTGCTTTTTCCTTTCCTTTTTCTATATCCTCATTTTCTTCTTTAGATAAATATATAGAAAGCCTTTTTTCGCTTTGTTTTAGTTTGTAAAATGTATCTGATATGTCAAAAAATTCTTGCTTGCTTAAAGCAGGTCTACCTTGTTCTACATCTTCTATTCTAAACTCAGATAAACGTGCAATTGTTAATGTATCTAAGTGATGGTAGTATTCTTCCGACATTAGCTTGCATCTATTATAATAATATTCCATGGCTGTCTTATGATCTTGTTGTTTTATTTCTTCTCTTCTTTGATCTAACGTTAACCTTCCATTTATGTATGTTGCTGCGATGGTTGCACTTGCTGTTATAATAGATACTGTAATAGTTGAAGTAAGAGTGGATTTAATAGACATTTTTTTAAATCTCTTGAGCTAGGTGGTTATAAGAAGTCACGGTGAGATAAGCTGTATATATGAGCCCTTCGGGCCTGCTGGGTTCCGTTGTGCCTCGGTTCGCCAACCCGCTTACAGCTCGCCACCTTAAAACAAATTAGCAATTCTTTAATTAGCCTGGATTATTTGTCATTATTGTTTGGTTTTTTGTCACTTATAGTTGCTTTTATCTGTGCTGAAAACTCATTTAGTTTAGTACTAAAAGGCTCAAGGGTGGCTCTGAGGTTCTCCGATATCGGCTTGGCATTGACCTCTATGTCCTTTTTAGCGTTAGCAACCCATTACTGATGTTTTCTACTAAGCATTTGTACTCTTCGACGTTCATGACTCATCTCCAACTCAGTAGTGGCTGATGTATCGCATACACACCTAAGCATAGCCATCGAAATTAGATTGACACATAAAATGTTTAGCTTTACCTTTCGTGTGTCGCCGCAAAATCGGTGATCGGGCTTGGCCGCTCGGAAAAGGTAAGGCGCACAGCGCCATAACGGCGTTTTTTTGTGTCTGCGTTATGGCGGGCTGTGCGTGGGACACCTTCGGGTGTGCCGGGTTTCCTCTTACCCCCGGTCGGCCAACCCGCGTACAGCTCGCCACCCTCATTTGGCCGAAAAGGTGTCGGGCTCCCAGAAATTAAGAGGAGTCGTACCATGGCAACTGCATCTGCCGTTCAGGCAATCATCCCCGTATTCTCTGGCACCATCCACGATGAGCAATCTCAGCTCGTCGATGCTCGTGCGCTTCATGCTTTTCTTGAAGTGGGAAAACGTTTTGCAACTTGGATCACTGACCGGATCAATCAGTACGGCTTTATTGAGAATGCCGATTACGTCGTTTTTGCCAATTATGGCGAAAACTCTTTGGTTTCCCAGAACGGGGAAATCAAACGAGCAGCCAAAAGTCGCGGAGGCGATCGACGCTCCAAGACCTACCACCTCACCCTCGACATGGCGAAAGAGCTGTCGATGGTTGAGCGAAATGAGAAGGGGAGACAAGCGCGCCGCTACTTCATTGACTGCGAAAAACGTTTACGTCAAATAGCGCCCGATGATGCCGACACTATTCAAGCTAAGACGATCGGCACCAATGGTTTCAACGTCTTGCACGACCTGATCGCCAAAAAAGCGAAGGTCTTGCCGATAGGCATTCAGCGCCAAGCCAAGCACCGTATGTGGGGCATGCTCCATACCCGCTTCAATGTACCGCGTGCCGAGCTGATTCCCGCCAATGATATGGATAGTGCCTGTAACTTCGTGGCGGCTTACGCTATTGAAGGTGAGTACATCCCCGCTGCAATGAATGACGACCACATCACAGTCAACCTACCCAAAGCGCCAAACGATCGTTTCGACAATTTGCCTGCTTCAAGGCTATTCGGCATGGACCTTATCTACCACAGCAAGCTGACGGAGTTGCTCGCGCTGCTGCGTAAAGCTATCAAGAATGATCAGTACGTACGGGTGATGGATATCAGTGCCGCAGGTATAGAGGTTGAAGCACTACGCCACTGGGTAGAGGAGTTGGTGAGATTAGCGGAGTCTTTCCAGACCAACCTAAACTGCATTCAGAATAGCTCTGCTGAGCTTCTTGAGCGCTGGATGACCATTTTCCACCCATGCATCGACATGCTTGATGGCATCGTTGCCCATGAATTCAGAGAGCGCTTAGTGGCTATCAAAGCCGCGTCTGGTTCTCTGCAAAGATGGATGGGGAAAACGAAAACGGCCTTAGAGCAGGCCTAGTTCGTTAGTTACTGAAAATAGAAACGCTCGCCCATAGATCACCCATGGGCGGGCATACCCAATATAGACGCCTTGAGCGTCTTTTTTTATGCCTACGGCCCGCCCTGCGCGGGCTTTGTCGTATCAGGAGGAGGTTGTGCAAGAGGAACGATATACATCGCCACCCGGGTGGGTAGCGGAAAGGATGGGGGTAAGCCGCTCCACAGTTGAGCGTTGGGCCAAGGCTGGAGAGATTCCGGCTGTCACTATTGGGGGGCGTATACTCGTGCACTGGCGCGAGCTAAAGCGTCGCATCGATGAAGAAGCACGCAAGTGCGCATTACAGGGAGAGCAGGCATGCCTTATAAACGGAAAGGCAGCCCGTATTGGTGGGTCAATCTTAAAGGCCCAAACGGCCAAAGAATTAGACAGTCTACTGGCACGGCCAATAAGCAAGAAGCGGAAGCGATCGAAGGGAGGTTAAAGGCAGAGCTGTGGCAGCAGCAAACGTGGGGTAAGGCGCCTGAATACACGTTCGAAGAGGTGATGACTGAATACCTAAAAGCCAAGAAAGGGAGCAAGTCCTTCCATAATATTCAAACCTCTATTGAGATACTGCGCCACTACTTCGGCGGGGTGATCATTAACACGGTAAAGAAGGAGTATGTTAGATCCGCAATACAGCGCATGCAGCGCGAGCGTGGTTATACTGCTGCAAGCCTGAGTACTCGAATGTCATATTTCAAAGCGGCTATTGCGTACTGCCGCAAGGAATTGGACTGGAATATCAGTGATCCTTCTGAAGGCATCTCGTTGCCTAAGCGTGGGCAACGCGTACGTTGGCTTACTCGTGAGGAAGCTGATCGGCTAATCAGCGTAGCCAATGGCATGAAGTGCCATGACCTGTTATCCAGCTTCATCGTTTTGGCGCTCAATACCGGGATGCGGAAAAACGAGATGCTAAAGCTCCAGTGGCGAAGCATTAACTTTGAAGAGCGCATCGTGACCTTGCTGGCTGACGAGAACAAGAGCGGGCGTACTCGGTCTGTTCCTCTCAACGATGCTGCTATACAGGTGCTGGAGAAGAGAAGGGCGTTTGCTGTTGAGCATGGCCTTAAATTACGCTGGGTCTTTGCGAAAGAAGATGGTGAACGTTGGGCGTATCCAGATCCCAGTTTTAGAAAGGCATGCAGGTTAGCAGGCATAGAAGACTTCCGTGTGCACGACCTTCGCCATACCTGTGCCTCTTGGATGGTAAGCCATGGCGTGCCCCTTGCTGATGTCAAAGAGGTGCTAGGGCACTTTTCTGTTACGATGACGGAAAGGTATGCTCACTTGGCGCCTCACCGTGCTATGCAGGCAGTGTCGGTATTGTCTTGA